AGAATATACATTGGATTCAGAAACATTCATCTGCATTGCAATCTCTATATTCGATTTGTCTTTCGCTCGGAGATTGAAGTATTCTGTTTCTGTTGGAGTGAAATTACATAATCTTCTGAGTACCTCCAATTCTGGTTCTGTGAATCGGCATATCTTTAGCTGTTTCATACTATCCTTTCTTGTACCAAGTACAGTTGAATCCAAGTTTTTTAGCAGTGACTTCAAATACAACGCCATCGGCTGTAATGTTCTTGCTCTTCTGGAACTTCAAGACTGCTTCTCTTGTCATATCACCGAAGATGCCATCTACCGAGCCACAAGAGTAACCTTTTTCTGCAAGCAATACCTGAAGGAACTTTACATCAACTCCCTTGTCACCTTTCTTCATAGTCCTTGTAAACACAGGCTTTACTTTTTTGAAACTGGTGCTGTAGTCAATAAAATCAGGTCTGCCCCATTCAGTCCAGCCGTGATTATCTACAGACTCTTCAACACAGTTGTCTTTACTTGACTTCATATGGATACAAAGCCCGTTTCCATAATAAGTACCGATATGAGTGGCAACAAAGACAATGATTTTTTTCTGTGTGCCATCAGGCTGTTTTTCTTCTTTCTCTTCATAATGGCCTTTAAATATCTTGACTATATCATTTATCGGCAGAGTATCGAATTTGCCTTTTTCCAAGCAGTGATTATGATAATATCCGTTAGCAGTTGTATCTGTTCCAGATATAGCCGCATCCATACCCGAACAATCACTTCCAGGTTTTCCCTTGCCTTCAATGAGCTTATTTGCATAGTAAGCTTTGTTGTACTTTTCAGTACCGCAGTCCCTATATGCTTCTTCGATGCTTTCTTTTGTGATTTTGGTGGGATAGTTCATACCCCACACATAAACAGTATTGCGTTTCTTGACTCGCTTGTAATAGGCTTTAGCTCTGTTCCTGCTTCTCTTTTTCGTTTTTGTCATCTTCTGTCTCCTTCTCACGCTTGCCTGCCTGCGTTCCGAAATAAAATGAGATTATCATAATGAATACGGATAAAAACTGTTCTCCATTCACTACTCCGGTCACCGACAAATAAGCAAAAACTCCTGTAAGTACAAATGTTACGATTGATTTTACATCAATCAGCTTTGCTAATTTCTTGAGCATATAATCACTTCCTTTCAAGTATGATTTTTTCAAGAGTATCAACCTTCCCGTGTAGATATGATACCTCCTTTTCAAGCATTGTGTTTGATGGCTGACTGCCTGTCATGGCAAGAATTGACAAGAACAAAGGTAACCAGATGTCGTTTTTATTCTTATCCTCTTCACCCTCTTTTGGAAATTTGCCGAATATCTTCTGATTATCGCTCATATATTCACCTTCCTTTCTTTTAATCTGTGGTTTTTATGTAAATTGATAAAGCATAGCATATCGAGTGTATTTGTCATTCATAGATATTCTTATATGTTTTGCTGAAGGTCTTGAAAAACTATAGTTGTTCACATTAACACCACCAATACTATATGATGTAACATTGGTAGCCCATTCGTTCAACACCACAAGCACTGCTCCAAAATGATTTGTCGATTGCGGAACAAATATAAAAGTACCACCTTCTGACACATAATTACTACAATCAATATCGACATAACTATTAGCAGGTATATTACCAGACCATCTTTTTGTTAGTCCACCAATTCTACTATTCACCCATTTATCATCTGCGGCATCATACATTAAAATCTGCCCATCAGATAATGAAGATAATGCAACATCACTCAACCCTGCTAAAGTCGATGAACCACCGCTTTCATCAGCATTTTCCCATTTCTGTGTGGTGGAATTGTACTTAGGCACTTGACCATTCTGTAAATCTGAAAAATTCACATCTTCAAGTTCGGAGAATGACGAAGCTCCACCACCGCTACCCTCAACTGTTCTTCTTTTTCCTGTTTCTCCGTTATATTGCATATATTTCCAAGCCATATATTTACTCCTTTAATCATTGTAAACTGCTGTTACTTTAGCCGATTTATAGTACATAGTAACTAAAGTACTTCCACCACAAGAAGCTGTTAAACTATACGCTCCTTCTGTATCACTTACATTATTAAATGTGGATGATTGATACAACGTGCCATCAACGTATAGTTCACATTTATAAGCATATCCATTATTTCTGTAATAAACCACAATTTTGACTTTATGAAAAGCGTTGAGTTTGCTGTTTAACGGTGGAGTCCAATTCAAGGTGTATGCTGATGTGTTTTGTGCTAATTTAACCGCAGGGCTTGAACCTGCTAAACGCAACTGAATTATCGGTGATAAAGTTGACATTTGATTATACGATGATGTTGTCAATTTCACATCAACTTCTATAGTAATGCTTGATGCTTTTAATCTTATATCCATGTTAGTTCCCCATTTTCCAGGAACGGTCATATAATACCAATGTGAACCATCGCTTTTCAAAATAACAGCATTATTGGCAGAATCATATCCGGGGTCTTGTTCTGTACCATATCGCTTTGTCCATGTATCACCTGTTATCTTGTTATACATAATTCCATCACGGATTTCAGTATCAACAAATGTGATTTCGCTTTGAGTGTTGTAACTTACCACAGGTGTTCTAAATGTATATCCATTATATTCAGCAAATATGGCGAAGTAATAAGTGCTTGAATTATTCAAATACAGTAACTTTCCTGTTGAACTTTGAGTGATTGTAGCTGTAACACCATCTGTTTTGGAAGTAGGTGCGGAGCTTTTCTTTGCCACAAGCGTCAGTGATGTATAACCACCTTCAACCGCTTCAATCGAATAATTTACATAAGCAAGACTTCCATTTATCTCAACACTTGTAATGCTAATATCGGGCATAGTCATTGAGGATATATTTTCTCGCCAATGTCTGCTTCCTCTTGTTTGTATAAGATTCATAATCTCACCTCAATCTTCCAAGCCCACGTGCAATGCAAAGGCTCTTGTCTCACCATTAGCGATAGTCACGGGATTATCAAGCTTCAATCTCGCAAACATCACGCAATCGGTATAAGCTGATGTGGTTGAGCCAACACTTCCTGCAAACAAGCCTATTTCCTTAACTATTACCGAAGCACCGCTTGAATTGGTAAATACTGCTGATACTGCAAATATGTCCTCACTTGTCTTTGTCTCTGATGCTTGACTTTCGCAGGTCAATGTCCCTGCTGATGCGTTTGAACTCGCAAGAGCATATTGGTCGGATTCTTCATCAGCATCGCCAAACCCAACATCAAGCCACTTTGCTGATGTTGACTTATATGAATACGTTGTACCGTAAAGAACTGTTGACAGATTTGCTGATGCAGGTGTTACATCAGCGTTTGATATGCTTTTGCAAGTTTGGTTTGCAAGATACTTTGTAAACTGTTTTGTTACCAAGATTTATTCACCTCTCAATCATCCCAATAAGTTATTACAATATCTTTAATATCCTCTCGCCCACTATATGTTTGAAGTATGATATAATCACACCATGCTAATGAAATATCAAATTCTTCCGTTTTATAGGAACTCGACTCATTTATAGGTAAATCAGGCATAGGAAATGCTGTTATCGTTCCGCTGGAGTTTATAAATCCAAGCGACACATAAAACAAATTATAAGAGTCATTTGACTTATAATAATACTTATGCTTGTATGTAAGTTTTCTTGGATGTTTCAAACGCTTAATAGGTATGCAAGTTGTAGTTGCAATAGAACCTGGCTTGCTTCCTCGTCTTATAAGAACCCCACTTGATAAATAATACAAACAATCCGATGTACCTTCTTGCATATATGCACATAAAGTTTTGTTTGTTCCTATGTAAGAAGCAAGATTTGAATTTATGTCATTAACACTTGTAGAGCCATATGGTTTAGCCCATAATACTCTATTGCCACTTATATCAACTCCATCTTTTATAAGATTGGTATTATAAGTATTTCCTATTAAGAAACTTATGTTATTTACCAAGCCTGTATATAATTTCTCAAAGAACGCATAACTTGCCAACCCTGTCTTACAATCATCGGGGTCACTTGCAACTTCTGTAACTCCGTCACTTGCAAAGATTACAAAATAGTATCTGCTTTCGGGGTCAAGTCCTGTAAATTGAATACCTGTATCAGATGCCTGTAAATTTTTGACGATTCCATCTGTTTTTGAAGTAGGTATTGAACCTTTCTTAGCAACTATCTTGATATAGCTGTAAGAACCGCTCTCAAGTGTGGGAATTTCAAATGTCGCTATAACATTCACATCATATACCTGCAAGCCTGTTATCAGCGGTGACATCATGCTCACTGCTGTGTTAACTGATACAACTTTTGTCCAAGTGTAAACACCTATTGAATTGCTTGAATCATCTAACCCGATATAATAGGGCATAATGGCATAGTAATATTTCTTGTTCAATTCAATGGTATCATCAACATAAGCAGAAACTTCATATTGGTCTCTTGTGGTCGATTTGACTATCAGTGTCCCATCCCACCTGTTTAGTGGTGCTGAATCTTCTTTACGAATGACGCAGGTTCCAGCCCACTCACATTCATGTGGCTGTTGAGTGTTGATATTTGGAGGGTCTGTCCATTTGATAGCAACTTCAACATTTTGTCTGTCATAAACAACACTCACATTGGAAGGCTCATCAAGAAATCTGTCTCCTCTGTTTCGTAATAACTGCATGAGCCTTCTATCATGTTCACTATCAACATAGGATATTCCACCACTACCACTTCCGGATGTTGATTTATCACTATCTCCAGGATGCCACCTATCATTCTTAACTTTGTACTTCGGCTGTTTTCTATCACCCTTTGCTGTGATTAAATCACTAAATTCCTGAATGCCTGTGAACTGTCTTTGAAGCATATATGAGTAAAGATTTGTAATGATTGGAACTTCATCATCAACACCCTCTGTCTCTTCATCATAGTCCTCAAGCACTAAATCAATTCGGTCACCGACCTCATAACAAAGGTTGCCCTCGCATTCATTCTCAATGGGATAATACCACATATGAGTTATCATATCCCTGAGATTTTGTGCCGCCTGCTGTACTGTCTCTTTCCATCCAGCTCTGTTTGAATTATTTGAAAATACAAAACTATTCACTATGTTGTAAACGCTGGGATGCTTATACGCTGAAGAGCCTTCTTTTGCAAGACGAATGTTATTTCTATCATAAATTGCTACGTAGCCAATGCCCCAAACGTGATAGTTCTCATACTGAGTAGGTTCAAGACTTATGTCCTCTGTTATAGTCAGTTTTGCTGGTTTATCATAGCTTTCAAGAGCTACATAGTTATAAGTTCCATCTCTGCCAACATGACCAAATACTCCGTTTGCTTCAAGGATGCCTGACATGAAAAATCCAAAGGTTACAACATCACTTTCAATACCTTTCTCAAGCTCAAGGTCATCATTGACAAGAGTAGTCACTTGCTGTACTATCGTCAAATCAGGCTCTTCTTGAGCCAGCCAAGCAAAAAGGTCATCTCTCAAATGCTTTATATCCCAATATGCTGTAGTTTTGTAAATCTCATTGTACCAGTCAGTAATGTCATAATCTCTCAAAAAGAAATTGAGGTCATATGCTGTGATGTGTCTTGTACTTCTGTCATCCTCGTATTTGTCAGCATTGACAAGATAAATACCCACTTGAAAGAGTGAAGAGCTGTCCTCCTCAAAATACAGATAGACAGCTATCTCCACATCTTTCAAATTTTGGAGGTTTGGAGAGTTAAACACATCAAACTGAAGGCATGAAGCTTCCATTGAACCAAATTTTAAGTTTTTGCTTGAATTGAGGGATTCACTCAGCTCAAGTGATTCCTGGTCTAAATCATCTTCTGTGAGTATAAAATCCGCATCTTCTATCTCAGGCTCATCATTCGCCACGGGTGTGACTGTCGCAGTTGAATTGACAATCACAACGCTGACTACATTATGGTCTGCAAATAGTGTTGGAAAATCATACTGTACCATGTTTATCTCCTTTAGTAACCAATCAATTCCATTTCGACTAAATCATACTTCAGCGTTGTTGAATTTATCTGCTTTATTGCAGGTATCTCTGTATCAGGCACATAATAATAATCTTCAACATAATCATTAAGCTCACCGACCCAGATGCTTGCCTTGACTTTTCTCTGTCTTGTCTTGACATATCGAAGCTGTATCATATTAAAGATACTAAAAAACTCATCATTTGTCAACGGTCTCAGAGTGAACTTACAATGAGCAACCCTGTGTGGATAAGTCTTTCGCTTCAATCTACCTTTACCTGTACGCTTGCTATCGTCATCTAATACTGAATATGTGCCTTTATATGAATTGAACACAATAGCACTCATCGGAATTATATAGTCATAGGATGATTCAGGAGAACCTGCTTTTCCTATGATTTTTACAAAATAGCCTTGATATCCCATATCACACCTCGCTTATGCCTGACCACCAAATGGTGAATATCCATACTGGTTGTAAAATACTTCAGATTTATGCTGTACAACTTTAAAGATTCCATTCGGGTCGCCTTTTACATCAAATGTGTTCTTGATATTTATCGAAGATAGCACTTCTGCAACTGCCTGCTTGATAGTATCAAGAGGAGCTTCAATATTTGTTCCCTGCTTCTGGTCTCCGACCATTGCCAAGAACGGCTGATTAGGAGGAAGCACTGCTCCTTGAGCCAGCTTAGGAACTTCCCATCTCTCCAAATGCACTTCTTTGATGTCAAATCCAACATGAGAGCCTCCCAAAATAGGAACCCAATCTGGAACATCGAATGAAATAGCATTTAAACATTTGATAAAGAAATTGATAATTCCTTCAAGTACAGTAGCCACTCCATTAAATATACTAAGAAATGCATTTTTAACACCATTCCAAGCCTTTTCCCAATCTGCTGTAAACACACCTGTAATAAAATCAAGTATACCATTAAATGCTCCAGATAAGTCAGGTATTAAATTCTTGATAATTTGAAGAAGTCCTTCTACAGCACCCTGTACCAAGCTTATGACATTCAAAAATACATCTCTTAAAAACGAAGCTATGTTTTTAACAAGTGGCCACAACCAATCATCTAACTTCTTGAATATTGCATCACAGTTTTCATAGATAACATCAAGTATATCTCCAATACTTTCGCATATCTTGAGAAAAGCTTCTCCAACTTTTTCTCCAATCGGTTTAATGACATTATCCATAATCCATTGAAGCTTAGGTTTAAGCCAATCAATAATTCGTTTGATGACTTTCAGATATTTCTCAATCAAATTTCCTAACGTAGGTGCAAGCTTTTCAACAAACCATTTTCCCATAGGTAATAGATAGTTGATATATAAATCTTTAATCATATCAAGAATTGGAGCAAGTATTCCTGATATTTCTCCTAATATACCATCAATGCTTTCAAGAAGTGGATAAAAATCAAGATTTGCCGCCCATTCGGAAGTAGCCTGAGAACATTCTTCAATCGTTCCCCATATATTATTAAATATTCCAAACAGCTTTTCAGTTATTGATTTACCAACTTCATTCTTATTCCATGCTGTTTCCAAGCTACCTGCAAGATTATTGACCGTTCCAATCAAGCCTTCAAAAGCACCTTTAATATGTCCTATTGCTTCTTGTCCAGGACCACTATCCCATACACTCTTGAAAGTGCTACCAATAGTCTTTATGAGACTGAGCACTTTTTCAAGTGATTTGTAAAGCTTTGTAGATTTAAGATTTATAGGGTCAATATCAACTTTGTTATACTTGACTGTATCTTTATCTAAGGCAAGCGTATTTTTAGTGGTATCCTTTGAAATTACATTAAGCTTATCAAATGATGCTAAAGCTCCATTATTAGCTTTTTCAGCCGCTTCCACGCTCTTGGCATAATCATAATTAGCAACTGTAGCCTCATAGATGTAATTCTGTCCTGTAAGCGAAGCAAACAACCGAGCTATCTGATTCATCAGCTCTGCAAGTCTCTGTATGATTCTTGTGAGTATAGGCTCTATAACCTGTAACAACGGCTGAAATGCTGTACCAAAGGAAGCTTTGAGCTGTTTGAACGCTGTTCCTAATCTCGATATAGAATCGTTGACTTCAGGTATTTCCTGAGCCATTACTTTGAAAGCTTCCTGAACATACCCTCTGAGCTTTCTAAAGAGCATGAAAAGACCACGGATACCAAGTCCATATCTTAATATTAAGTTAAGCGACTTTTTCAAAGTCTTTCCAAAATTGATGTGCTGTGTATTATTCTCTTTGTTATGATGACCAAGTGATTTGAAAGCACTGCCCACTTTAGTGAGCATTGACGCTAAAAGTGAACCTTGCCTACGTGTTCTCGCCATTGTGTTAGAAGTCTTTGATAATTCACGATTAACTTCTGCGGTATCTCGTATAACTTCACCCTGATTTAAAAACGCAACACTCTGTATAGATGGTCCGGCTTTTAACCGAGGTCCACGAACTGGTTCTTTGCTTTGGCTACGCTTTTCGGATTTATCAAGTTCATCAACTGCCTGCTTTTCATGTTTTAATGCTTCAGTCTTTTTATTGATAGCATCAGTTTCCGTTTTTACATCTGAAGTAGCTGCCTCGCTGGCTTCATGTGTTTCCTGCCATCTGGTCATCAATATATAAGCATACTGATTTTGTGTATTTAATGCCGCTGTTTTATCTTTATAAGCTTGAGTATCTTTTCCGCTTATAAATGCCTGATTTTCTTCTTCAAGTAGTGCTTTATCTCGGGCATACTCACGTTCCATACGCCGAGCATTTTCAAGCTGAACATTAAGTTTTTCCTGTCTGCCTTCTGCAACTGTCATTGATTTAACAACCTTATCATATTCAGCATTTAATTCCTTTAAATGGTCCCTTGCTTCAGCCGATTTAATATTCAACATGTTGATTTCTTCAGAATATGCTGAATCAGCCTGCTTCGGACCATGTCGCTCTGAATCCAATTTTTCAATAAGAGCCTCTTGCTCTTTTATTGATTTCAGAAGTGCCTGTTTCCGTGTTTCAAGTATTTTCTTTGAATCTTTCAATTCAACTTCACGATTTTCCAACCGTGCTACAGCATTATATGCCTTTTCCAGCTCTCGGGTGATTTTTACATACTCATCTGTAGGTAATTTTGTGTCAGCTAATTTCTGAGCCTCTAACCGTAATTTTTCCATGCGGTTAAGTGCTGTATTCAAATTTTTAGCATATGTCAGCGTTTTAGAATCCGCTTTCGACATATCAATATTAGCTAATGTTCGCTTTACCTCTTTACCGAGCTTTTCAGCATCTTTAATTGCCGTATCGGTATTAAGTCCAACAGGTATTCTAATTTCTCCAGCCATTACTGACCTCCAGTATTCCAATGTGCCATAATATCATCCATGAAATCCTGTTCTGACTTGGAAAGTTTGTCTTGCTTCTTGAACAAATCAGGATTATCATTCACATATTCCTGCTCGTACTTCTCAAGCTTCTTTCCCTTGAACAGCTTTCTTCGGATATTGACAACTTGAGCTAAAGGACATTCACCGATGGCCATGTAATAACCCATGAAAGTCCACCAATGAACGTATTTCTCAGCTCGTATCTCTTTGCCAGCGACATTGTTTATCGCTGATATAATCATCAATGAATCATTGTACCAATCAATGACTTTTGTCTCTGCCCGTACCCCGTTGACTTCACTACCACAGTTAAAAAAAGAGAACATCTGCTTGACTGCTTCTTCTATGTCGCCAAGCTGCCGAATGGATTCAATTCCATCAAGCTCTTCATAGAATATCACTAAACAAGCCAATATTCTCTCATTTTCTTCAAGCTCTGCATCCTGTAAAACTCTGAAACAGTCCAGCACCATACGAAAGTCTCCGTCCTTCCGTATGGCATGGGCTGTAGAATTGAGTATCACAGAAGTTGGTAACTCATACTCAAACATGGTTAATGGCCTTTCTTGGCATAAGCAGGAAGCTTATTATCAATACGGGCACGGAGCTTATAAAACTCTTTATTAAGATTGCTCTCATAAAGTTTGGTAAGTGCATTTATAATATATTCAAAGCGTAGCATTCCATTGAATACATCGAACATATATCCACTTGGAACGCACACTGCCGATACCGGAGCATCAAAGATATAGTCCACAATGTTACGCATTTTCAAATCCGCTTTCTTCATCATTTCGATGAAGGCATCAACTACTTCATCATTCTCAGCATCATCCGGTTCCTCGTTCTCGGCTTTTGTACCCATATCATTCTTTAACTCTTCAAATGCTGAGTACAACTGCTTCATTCCGTCTCTCAGACGCTCATATATGCTGAAATCCGAAAGGTTTAAATCAAAGGCTAAACTTGCATCGCCATTGACATGAATCGTGGTTTTTTGAGTCTCTTTTAAATCGAGATTTATAACATTATTTTCCATAAGTTCAATCCTCCTGTGATATGATATTTAATTGTTTGTTAAAAAAGTACGGAGCCTTAAACAGCATCAAAGCTGAGATGATGTAGTTGTGGTAGCCGGTGTATCCGGTGTAAATGCAAAATCTTCGGTAAGCTTGTCAACTGTACCAAGTGTGATTTTGTTGCTGAAATATACCGTGATAGGCATATCAGTTTTTGTATCACCACCGATGCTATTGTAAACAATAGTACAGTCGGTGTGCTTCTCAGCTTCATATTCACCAGCACTACCTTTAAATGCCGTAATGACATATACAGTGAATACGTTAAGCTCTGAAAGAGCATTCCTACGCCTTTTGTCGTTAAGAAACTCGGCAAGTGCATCACCACCAGTGATGGTGTAAGGCTCAAAGCTCTGCTGAGGCTGTGACTTGTTGACATCTGTGTAATTCTCGCCCAGAATGTCTGTCTGTGTGGTGATGTCATGATTATACTCGATATTAGAACTCTCAATCCTGTGTCCTAATAACTGTCTCTTCTGACTACCGTCATTCCACTCAACAACTGTTAAAAGCAGTTTACGGTCGGCTCTCTGCTTATCTGTAAGATTAAAAGCCATCGTTTTTTCCTCCTTTAATGAATTAGCTTGCTATTGTCTATATAATCAATCTGTATGGCAAAACTGTATTTTGCCAATGCTGGTTTTGACTGAGTATCTGTTCCATTGAGTACGGGATTCTCAGTCAAAACCCGCATCTCTTCTATCTCGCATGTATCACCGAAATTTGGAAAGTTTCTTGCATCGTTCTGTTCATCGACCCAATCAATGATTGCCTGAATATCAATATAACTCTCCACATTCTCGTTATGATAACTCTCTGAATCCAACGGCGATGGATTTACTATCGCTTGATATACCACAGATTTAAAATCTATGATAGTAAAAGTATAACGCTTTGCCACACTTCCGTCAATATAAGGTTTCTGCATGAACTTTTCATTGCCCGATGTAACAATCTGCTTATTATCAGGTTTTGCATTGATAAAGTTAAAGAACAACGGATTGTCAGCTATCGCCGGGCATTCACGCAAAAATGCTATGATGGCTGATTCTTTGTTAACCATACAATTCCTTTGCCCTCCTTATCAATATATCTTCAACCTGCTTGGCAAATTCATCACCTTTTTCCTGCATCATGACTTTATCCCAAAACGCTGTAGCTTTCGGATGCATCTCGGTATTGTATTGCATCTTTCTGCCAGTAGGCTGTTTAGTCTCACCTGGCTTACTGAACCATCCGATTATCTCTCCGCTCTCATCTCGTATTGGAATATTGGGCCCATATATCTCGCCCATGTACATATAATGAGCATATGGAACGGCTTCATTTCCGTATTGCACATAATGTGGCGTAACTTGAGCAAATCCTGATTGAACCAGATTTCCTTCTGCCATAGGCACATAAGGTTCACACATTTTAGCAAGTAAGTTATGCACTTCTAACATTGATTTGTCATCAATTACATCAGACAATGCTTTTAAACACCAGTTAGTTATTTCTACTTCGACTGACACATTATCACTCTCCCTGAGCTTTGTAATGTGGCTGACCTCTACCGGGACCAACATTTATCGACACTGAATTTATCTCAAAACATCCTTGCAACTGCTTGTATTTATCTAATAAATCCGATGACCGATGTCCTCTCGTGTATTCATCAATCACATCATCCACATGTCCTTTAACAATGATATCGCCTTGACCCAGCGTAAAATAATTTGCTTTGGCATCACTGCTGAGATTTATCCATAAATGCTTTTCCATGAAAGCCTCATTTTCACGGATTCTGCATATAATCTGGTTAGTCTCAAGCACTGTCTCTCCAATTGTAAGCTTTTGTCTTACATCTTTCCAAAACGTATTATCCAAAGTATGCTTGTACCACAATACTATCTGAGTTTGGCTATCCGTATATTTGTTATAAATCGTTACGGGTGAATCCCACCACACTGGATATTTACTCATTTGGATAAACTCCTCTGTAAAGAACTTTCTGTCCAAGACTGTTTGTAACTGCCGAAAGATACTGTCGTATAATCTGTTCCATCTGAGCTTTGCCAGATTCTATGACATCTTTTGCACTCAGTATGTTATAACTAACTGAAACACCATCATTTGACTGACTTGCAATGCCTGACTTAACACCACTCTCTGACGCTTCAGAATCGCTGGAAATACCCGTTACTTGCTGTTGTGCTGTTATATACTGCAAGAGCTTATAAACGCATCTTTTTAACGCATTTGGAAACTCTGTCTCGTTGTGTAGCCTATTGAAAGTGTACCAATCAACTAATGATTCAGCTTCAAACTCTAAATCATTAAAGGTGGTTTCATCCAAAGTTCCACCCATATCAGTATATTCAGTATAAGTAAGATACATTAGATTTCACCACCTTTCCGTTATGCACTCTTCTTTGACTTCTTTCCCGAAGTTTTCGGTTTAGCTTCGACAACATCTTCCGTTTCAGCTTCAACTTTAACGGGTGCCTGTGATTTTGCTTCAAGCTGTGCCTCTAACTCACGGATTCTGTCTTTAAGCTGTGCTATCTCGGCAACCTGCTGGTCATAAGCATGTTTCAAAGAGTTAGGGTCGTTGGGAATGCTCTTTTCGATAACATTCCCAAACTTATCTACGACATCATAACCCTTTGCTTTATACTTTTCTACCAACTCAGGAGCTACATCAAGAAACACGTTCTTCCGTCTTATCGTTATGGTCTTATCTCCCATAAACGCCTCCTGTCATCAACCTCATTAGGTTGTCTCAGTGGTCTCTGTAGTCTCTGTAGTCTCAGTAGTCCCGGTTGTACCACTATCGGTGATATTAAACTGGATTGCATCGCTCTTCTTGTTCAGAATGAATGCATCCTCGAAGCTCTCTTCATAGTAAACATACTTGCCTTCTGACATAGCCGAAGGAGCATCAAGCTTGGAGAATGTATAGCTGTTAGGAGTGATGACTGCAAGCGGATGAACAAGGAACATGTTAATCTGCTTTGCCCCAATAGCCGGAGCCCAACCCTGAGTGAAGCTGTAAGCTGTTTTCATAAGTGTTGCGGGAACACCGATGATTTCAACTTCATCAAGTCTGTTCACTCTGCGGTCGATTGCGTTAGGTCCTGAGGTAACATCAAGTGAACGTGAAATCTTATCAGCATTGCCGATAAGTTTCTTAACCTCGTGGGTTACATACAGGATACGGCCATTAGCAGGAACCATTGCATTGTCCATCTTCAGCATTAAGTCATCAAATACATTGAGGACATTCTGAAGAGTAAGCACTGTAGTGTCCGGTGTGTGAGATTCCTGAGTACGGGGATTCTTTGTCTCAAGCCAGTCAGCATAAAGCTTCGAGATGAGGTAAGCATCCATTTCAGGGAACTTCTGCTCGGTATTGAATACGTTTGTGATGTTGGCAATAGTTGCCACCATGTTCGTCTGGTCAACGTCCATAGGATGTACAAGTGTTGACCACTTTCTCTGATGCTCAAGAGTTTTGCTCTCCCAAGCGTTGTCGTAATTTCTCTGTGCGAATGCAACAGTGTCCCTGTCTGCATCGACACGGCCGGAAGTTGAGATGCTGGGTATCTCGATTGTCTTGGAATTTACCCAACGATATCTTCCGTTGTTAGGTGTGCTGTAGAGCTTACCAAAGTTGAGGACGTAAGGCCACATCTGTGATAATGCTCTTGAATACTCGGTAGCATAATTGATGCCACCCTGTCCGGTAGTGCCATTGTTTGCGGGTGCTACATAAGGCATAATAATTTCCTCCTGTTAGTTTAATTTGGCATAGGCCTCAACGGTGTGAAGTGCATCGAATTTAAGAATCCGCCTGTAGGGTCTGTGTTGTTTGCATCTTCCATACCCGGTGTTGAGCCTACAAACTGCGGTTTATCATCATAAGACGGTGCAAACTCATTTAAATCAATCTCAGAGATAAACGCATCTCCATTTGTCTCTGTATATGATTTAAGAAAATCATCTGCACCAAGAATGGAGTCATTCTCCATCTTTAACTGCTTGGCAATCATAGACTGCACAAAATCTCTTTTTGCGGCGGCACTTGAGAAAGACTGACCGTCAGCAAATCTGTTTACGGCATACTTGTATGCCTGTTCCGCTAACTGCTTCTTGTAAGCTTTTGAATCTGCATCATACTTGGACTGCAATGTCTGGAACTGTGTAGTAAGCTCTGCAAGTTTTGTTGTATCTGCACCTGCACTTTCAAGCTGTTTCTTCAAAGTATCCAAATCTGTGTCTCTTGTCGAGATTGTACCTGTAAGAGTCTCAATCTCTTTTGCTTTTGCTTCAAGTTCGGCATCGTACTTATTCTTGGAGACATATGCTCCCTCGCTTAAATCAACAAACTTGGCATTGCCATTCTTTGCCAATTCAGCAAACTGGTCATAAGTGAGAACGCCATTTTCCGCCTGTTCAAAAAGTTCTTTGATGTTCATATACATCCTCCATTCTTTATATCTGTTTTGTTTAAATGAGCATTACAGTCTGCTCTGAATGCACGTTCTTTAAATGTCTTTACGCCGGACGTTTATATCAACGGGTATTATCCCTTTGATAACTGATTTTCAACGCTTTCAACTCGCCTTTCAAGATTCTTTACCTGTTCGACTAATACAGGCACCTGCTGAATGCCCTCACTGTGTCGCTGAACTTCTGCGGCGATGTTGTCAAGTTTGACATTCATGGTCGCCTGATTGATTTCCAACTTGTGTTCAATCTGCTTGTTGGACATAATATTCGTAAATATGATTCCAACCAAAGCTAACACTCCTGTAATTAGTGATGGCAAAATATTCTCCAACATAGGCAACCTCCTTGAGAACATATTTATTCTCACTTTGTAGTATATCATAGGTCTCCAAAAAATTCAAGTAGTTTTTTTATAATTTTACCTAAATTTTTTGATAACCTTCGACATTGATTTTCATTAGCTTTACAGACAAGCCAGAAGCTTTGGAAAACGCTCTGTATTCTTTAGTGTATTTATCAACCCTTGCTTGATATTTCATCGCTAATTCAGTATCTCCTGCGGTTTTGGCAGCAATCTGTCCGTCTTTAGCTCTCCGTATCTTTGTTTCCAACTGTCTCTGATATTGAGTGCATTGGTACATTGTGAGATGTCTGCCGTTCGGGAACGTATATCCTTTCTCGTTCTTCTCAAGAATATCCTTTAGCTCATCATCACTATAGTTAGGCTTGGCATACCCGATTTTTATTGAGATTGCAAAGTGCCGACAGTTCAAAGTTCCTACAGCTCTTTCAAATCCTTTATATTCTCTGCCCTGTATATCTTTGAAATTCTCTCCGCTCTGCATCTTGTCAAACTCAGCTTTGGTGTACTGGTGTCCCTGCATCTCTGCATGGTCGGGTGCTGGATTCATATGCACTGAGATTTCCACTCCGTCAGCCCCAAAATCTTCGCCAACAATGTCCTGCATCTTCTGATTCACAGCACGTATTCCGTCAAGTAAGTTTCTCCTAACTGCTGTGTCAAGTCTCTGTGTGAAATGCTTCTTTGTCTCTGTGTGATACTGTACGCTCTGAATCCCGCTATCTACAAGTTGTTGCAATGTATTCCTCATAGCTGTATTATAATCGACAGTACCACCCGATGCCGCCTGTACTGCTTCATCAACTATTGATTGATAAGCCTTGGCAATAGGTGTGGGTATAAGCTTCTTGGGATTCTTTGGGTCTCGTAACATAAACGCTTGAGCTTTTGAAAGATTCTTATACGTATCCGCGGTTTGTCTTGCCATTGCTTTGATACGCCTTTGTAAAATAGTATTATCATCAAACGGTATATAAGCAGTCTTTGTAAAATCATAAAATGGCTTTGCCGAGATATAAGCATCTTTTGCCACTGTCTTTACAAGTCTCTGAATCTCGGCAATCTGAATCTCAGCCATTTTTGCAAGCTCTTTTACAAGCTTTTTGGCATCTGCACCAGCATTTCTCAATGTTATGAGCATGTTCACATCTGATGGTGTCATGTTTCCAATCGTTTTTATATGTCTTGCTATCTGCTTTATCGCCCATGTATTGATGTTTTCCTGCCGGTCGATAATGGGCTGTATCAGTTTATTTAAAGCATCATCTGATAACATTTAGCTCTCCTCATTTGTGACCTCTGTAGTCTGGCTTGTTGTAATGTTCACTGACACTGTAAGCGTAGCAGGAGATATTGACATTCCCCAAGATTTTACTTCGCTTTCCTCAAGACTGTTATCAAGATTGGTATAGCCTGCCGCTTTCATCGTCACAATCTCATTTCCCGAAGTAAAATCTTTTAATACCAATGTTGCTGTTGTAGTCTGTAAAGGCTCTAAAAATTCTGCTAAAGTCATCTTATCATTCCTCCTTCATCGAATTGTTGTTAAATCTGTCCTCATTATTCTGGTTGAACATGTAGTCCTGCTCGGCATCTTTCATGCTCTCATCTGAAATCTGTCTCAGTGCTTCTTCTGCCTGTCTCTTTGTCTCTCCGAAGTACCACATTCTAACTTCTACCTTGCTTGCCAGCCCTGCATTCATAAGTGAAAGTCTCTTGTTAAGCTCAGTATCAACATCAACAAGGATTGAATCATCCCACTCAAAACTTGCGTCATAATCTCCGGATTTTGTGACTTTGTACAGCTCACAATATGCATCCATGATGTATATCACATCCCTCAAAGTATCTTCAAGTGAATCCTGGATATCCTTGTTTGCCTGGAATGCTCTCTGCTTCATAGCTTTGATTTCCGTCGCTGTCTTTGCTTCAACGCTTGCATCTGAAAGACTTCCACGTCCTAAAGCAACAACATCCTCAATTCTCATGAGTACAGTATTGATGCCTTGGATGTATGATGCATCACGTAATGCCGGAGCATATGGCTGGTAAGTGTCTGACTCACCTAAATCGACTTTTCGGAACAATCTCGCCTGTAAATGATTAGGAACTGTGTGCATCTCACCATCTGCACCTTCTCTGAAGCTCATGGCATCACGGTCGATGTCGATTGCCATCTCACCAGCTTCATATTCCCATAAAAGTCTTGAATACTGCATATCTGCATCTTTTATGAGTGATACAGCACGGCTATATCCGCTCACTCCTAAAGGACTTGATGTATCAATGGTATTAGCTTCGGGCATCTTGAAATAAGCAAATAACGGCTTCTGCATATTCTTGATAGTTGTCGTAGGCTGTAAATCTTTCCATGCTTCAACACTTGCCAGCGGTACTTCCTGTCCTAAATCAACTCCTGTCATATCGCCCTCTGTCTGACTGTTAGTTGACTTGAACGCTTTATTGATTATCGTAACTGTGTTATTCGCCCACTTATGATATTCCAAGCGTCTGAAGATGATGTCTTTTTCAATCTGTGTCTGAATGAACGCCGCTTCGGTTATCTGACCACTTGCATTGAACGCCAGAGGAAAGAAGCTGTCTGCCTGTATGAAATCAAATTCAATCTGATAATCTTTCTTCTTGCCCTCGACTTCATTTACCACAATATATGGCTTTATGACAAGTCCACCTTTTGCTATGCCATATTCAAGCTGTGTCCTGAGCTGTTTCTTGAGCTTTTTGTATTGCTCATTGAGATATTCTGCCCTATCAGTGTTTCCAATCGGCTTATCTTCTACAATAGTCTTAGGCTCTGCTGACGGAATTACATTGCCAAACTCATCCGGCTCAGGCTCTTTGTATTTCGGGTTAGGGCTTTCTACTTCTTCAGTTGGTGTAGTTATCTCACTTTCAAACTCAAGAAGTGCCGTTCTTGCTTTCTCGCTTGCTATCATTGACGGAAGTCCAAGACTTACAACTCTTGTAGGGTCCTGAAATGATGGCTCATGCAACCAAGGTGCCTGATTCTTGTACATATCAGACCACATCTGGATTGAATGTTCCATCTGTGACGAAATAATCGGTGCAATGTGTAAAGTCTGTTCGATTGTTCTTGCTCCTATCATCTTCTTCAATATCTCCTTTAACTTTGATACTATGTTTGACCAAAACGCCATTATTTTTCCCTCCAGCCTCTTGCTCTAATAGCCTTTCCCTGTCTTACTGCTTTTGCTCTTGATTTATAGACTTTTCCGGTCTTTCCCCATTTATATCCACCTTTGACTTTTCTAACTGGCATTCCAATTCCTCCACTAAATCATCATCTTCCCAATATTGTGACCTACATGAATCTTTACGTGTTCCACCGCTTCCGCCACCTAAAAGATAATCTACATGGTCAACAAGATTTGGCATGATATTGAGTGCCACACAGTCTTTTTGGAACTCTTTGAGATACTGTCTGAATGCCCAATCATCATTCACGCCTTTTTCCCAATATTGACGATAAACGGGATTTCCAATAATGTATTTCAATACCCAATCGGCACACCACCGTGCCCATTTATTCGGTATTCTGATACATGGAAATGAGAACCACATTCTGACTCTTGGAACCGCCCCTCTTTTCTCTTTTATGTCTCCGTCATATAATTTACTACTAAAACCACAAACAAGTCCGTTATCGTACATTTCCGTGCGTTTCCTGAAGTCTCTGCAAATGATGACATCATCCTGTAAATGCCATGTGCCTTCTAAATCGTCTGGACAACTCTTGAACGCATTCATGCAAGCTCTGAGATTACCTTCCTTGTCTTTATCATTATACACTGTTATATCAGCTTTTGCAATACCCTGTTCCAACATTGACGGAATTAAATATTCTTCGACATACCACAATCTTTTCGGGTATGTGTGTATCATGTATTTTGCCATTATTTTCTCCTGTCTATCTCTGTCTGGCAACCTTTGCGTAACCAATTATAGTAATACATCAAAGCATCAAATTCTACTATTCTCAAGCCCTTTGAGAACATCTGTCTGTGAAATTGAACATCACTAACTGAATGTTCATTGGAGAATCTTGAATTTCCAATGCTTTTACGCTTCCAAGCTTTGTTCCATGTTGCTATCCAATAGCAATTATCAGGTCTTTTTGGTCTTGCATACAGCCAGTCTTTGAATATAAAGCTGAAGCATAATATATCTGGCTCTTTTTCTTCTCTCAGCTTTCTGTGAAGCTCTGTCAATACGTATTCATGCATCCACCAGTCATCGTCATCCATGAAAAGTACATAATCGCCTTGAGCTTCTTCAATGCCTTTGTTCCTTGTGGGCCCATCACAATGATTTTCTACCGTAAATACTTTGTCTGTGTATTCTCTTGCTACTGCTTCAGTGTTGTCCGTGCAACTGTCACATACGATTATCAACTCGAAATCACGAAAAACCTGCTTTTTTACGCTTTCCAACGCTTTTCGGATGTGATTTTCAGAGTTAAAAGCAGGAATTATGATGCTGAATCTTGGCTGGTATATACGCTTTGCAAGTGCTTTTATACCCTCTTGAAATTGATGTCTTTCGTGTCTTATGGACTGTCGGTAACCGTCAAAATCTGTTTTACATGTCTCATAATGCTTCAGCACTTCCCGAATCTTCTCACATATTGCTGGCAAATTCTTGCTGTCTCTGTCAAACTTGTATTCCTCTGGTATGTTTACATCATCTTGATATTTGGCACTACCTTCTCTATCTGTGATTATACAACAACCTCTGGACGCTGATTCTCTTGGCATTCTATCTTTGCCGGGATGCTCGCCAAAGTCAATATACAACTTGCTACTGTCCATCAGCTTTATGACCTGCTCCTGTGTGAAACTGCATATTGGCACAAAACTCACATCATGCAAACGGGCCATTATCTGCTCCGTAAAAGATGCACCCTTTTTAGGGTTATACAGTACGATATCCGAACGCTCTGTGACGCTCATATTTGACAAATAAGCTGGGTTTATATAATCACCCGTATAAATTATCTGCTTTGCATCAATACCGCTCTTTATGAGAAAATCTGACGCATAAAATGACTGTGTAAGATGCAAAATCCTATTGTATTCTTTCGGAACTGCATCTCTGCCTGTCCATTTCTTGTAGTTATCTACACTTTCCCAGAAAATAATGCTTCGATTGTTCTTGAATCGCTCTATCTTCTTAGCCCAGATTTCTGGAAATATCAGAACCGCATCACTGTCTGGACTGTTTGTAACGATGTAATTCTGCCTGTATGCTTCAGTATATCGCTCTGGCTGTGGATTGTTCAACTGCTTTGCGATATACCACATTTTTGCACATATACTGGCTTGCTGATTCAATTCCCAGCATAGCTGATGTAAAAGCTCTATTCCACCCGTTTCGCAACGCTCTGGACATGCTACAAACACATTGACCATATATCAATTTCCCTTTCTGTTTGCGTATTTCTGTAAGGCGTATCTAACCGCATCTATTGAGTGGTTATTCTCGTCAGGATATGCACTTATGAACTCACCATTCCTGTCCTGCTCGTATTCATAAGTTGTAAATTCCTTGTAAGTCTCAGGACATCTTCTCGCATCAATGTAAATGTGACATAAACCCTGTAACCATTTGATGCCATAACGTACTGAGTCTGGCCCTTTGTCTGCTCCTCTTATGAATGCTCCATAGGCTTTAAAGTCTGCTATCGACTTTTCCTCGGCACTGTCGGCTATCACAAGTTCGTCTTTTCTAACTTTCTTCAGCTCGTTATACAACGTATCAAATACAACTGCATTCCTTGTCTTGACTGTGCTGTACTCATCGAAGATGTATAGGTCAAGATGCTTTTTATCAAAATACATTCTGACATATCGGAACGGGTCTCTTGCAAAACCCCAGTCTATGCCGTTATAGATTTCATCGAATGTCTGCCACATAGGTACTTTCTTATCTTCGATGCCCATGCCGTTATAATGAGGTACAAGCTTCTCCATATCAAGGTCGCAAGCGTTCGGAAATACATCTCCGCCAGTTCCTACAGGAACTCCCATGTATTCATGCTCATAAGCTCTTGGATTCTTCTCTTTCAGCTCGTTAGCCTCATCTAAAAACTCTTGTCCAAGCCAATGTTCGGGTACTTGTAAATAATTGCTCCGTATAACAAGCGTTGACTTTGTAGGTCTCAGCTCGTATCCTTCTACCAGCTCATTTGCCCAATTATTCTTCGATATAGGCGGATTGAATGAACGAAAATCCCAAAACAGCTCGCCGCCACGCTTTGTCGACTGTGTGACTTTTCTCAGCTCATTTTCACCAGCGAATTGGTCAAGCTCCTCAAACCAGTTGATTCCTATATATCCGAATTTAGGCTTGATTGATTTCACTTTATCAGGGTCATCCAAGCCCATGAAGTATATTTTCTGTCCTGTCGGCTTGTATTCAATCGGTGTGCTGTAATTCTTCGGTATTATGAACAAATCTTCAAGCCCTAATTGATATATGCCCCACACTACCTGTGGAAATATGCTTGTCTGTATTGTATTTGCTATCTTCCTAAAACATACTGCATGAATATTTGGGTAAATCGTTATCAGTAATGGTATTGCTATCCCACCGATAAAGCTTGATTTTGTACTTCCTCGACCTCCTGGAAAGATATATCTCGAATGACGGTGTTCGAGTATATCTTCCAAGACATCGAAAAAGTCTGGTATTATGCATTCTTTCAGCTTGATTTCAACTGTAGGCATGATTCCCAACTCCTGTCTCTATAACGCTAAAAAGCGGGTGTTTTATTCCCGCTCATGAATGATTCTTGAACCACTCTTTTTTGTTCTCTTCTCTGAATGTCCTGCCAGCTTCAGGATTCTTCTTAAATATCTGTCTTGTGATTGCTCCCGCTTCTCTTCTATAGCTGTCTATCTGCTTTGTGGACAGTGTAAATTCAGCTTTAGATTTCTTGAATCTCTCAAACGATGTGCTGTTGCTGATGCTGAGATTCTTGCCAAGCGATGACTCTCCCACCTTTGTGAGCTTTCTGCCTGCATTATCCCATAACTTGAATGAATCAAACTTACTCTGTAGCTGTTCAACTGCTCCATACGCCTTTTGATGGGCACCGATTACTTGGGATACCGGTACAAACCTTCCCGTTTTTGCGTATCTGTCAAGTGAATTTCGATGTACTGTTTTCCAATCGCTGTAAACGAAATTCATTTCCGATTTATAGCCATGCTTTCTTGCTTCATCAAGCAATCCATAAATGCCTTTTCCTGTCGCTGTGCCATCATAGAATGTGGGGAAGTTATGCTGTAATGATGTGGAATAAATCTGCTTTGCAAGTGCTGAGCTTTCCTCGTGGTAATATCCGGTAAGCTTGGCATCAAGCTTTCTTCCGTCTGCTTTTGCCAGCATCTTCTTTATCTCGTCAGGGTCTATCACAAGTGGATTCTTATCTTGTGAGTAATACTTCCCAATATCTTTGCTGAATGCACCTTTACCCGATGCACCGCCACCACCTGTGAACATTGCCACTTTTTCATCGCCAGGAGCATAAGGTTGATGCCCTTTGAAATAATCTTCGATTATCTGTCTATGTACTTCCATACGCTCTGGTGATAACTTGCCGTTAGCGTTGACATAATCAGCTAAAGAATCCTTGCCGGGTGTACCTCTTTCGGAGAGGTCTATGTCGTTTACTTTCTGTCCTTTGAATGTCATCTCGTCGTTATGTATCGAGACTGAATTGCCTTTGGCAAGGTTATCCCGGTATGCCTGCTCTTTATTGAGGTTATCCGCCTGTTTTGTGGTAATGCTTGTTTCACGCTCTTTTTTATCATATGCTTTTGAGCTTATAGAACGCTCATTTTCAGCTTTTTTAGTATTCGACATAGATTTACTTTGCTTTATGTCTGAATTGCTCTTCTGAGCTGTCTGAGAAGCTTTGGAAGTGGTTTTAGCATCACTCTTTCCTGATAATGCCCGATTTATCGCATCTTTCTTTGATTCGCCTTCATAAACAGGTATATGCTTTCCACCTTTCAAACTGTACCATGCAACTATCTTTCTTTTGTCAGCCATGATTATGTCTCCTTTACATTATGCCATCCTTGATGAGTCCTGCTGTCTCATAACATCCGAGTAAATAATACTTATACTCGGCATCATTCTTGAATGCACTCTTTTCCCGCTTCTTATCGCCAGCTATTACATCAGCTCTTGCCATATAGCTGATTTTGTCCATTCTGTCATTATCGACCTTATCGGCATCTTCTGCCGTAAATTCGATATTGTCACATCCGCTCATGTAATACTTGATGTCTGCATCGCTCAGCTTTTTCTCTTTCTGCATTATTCTTTCCTCCAATCTACCTTGATGTTCAAGGTATTATCTGGTACACCTTTAACTCGGTTGTCTATATCCACAGTTCTCTTGGCAAGCTCTTGTCCAGCTTTGATTCTGTCTGCCAATGTTGCATCGAGACCAAACTGGTCCTTGATTTCACCATTCATTACCTTGGTCAAAAAGGTCATGACATCGGTTGCCGTGGCAATCATGTGATTTTCCTTTTTTTGGTTCAATCTATCGATTTCCTTTTTCACTTTGTCAAGAGTTAGTAAACGGCTTGCTTGTACTCCCGCTGTTGTCTCTTTGTATCCTGCTCTTATGGCTGATTCCATTCCATTGGCTGTTTCTGCATAATAGATACAGAATAGTTTTTGAGCTTGATTAAGAACTTCTGGACAATTTCTCTTCTGTTTGTCTCCTTTATGTCTTGATGGCTTTCTTTCTTTTTTCTCTTTTGCTTTCTTCTGTGATTGTTTCTTTTCTTCTTCTGTTTGAAAGTTATCTTGTAGTATTTTTAACTGGCTTCGATGTGTTATTTTCTTTGAGCTTTTATCAGCTTCTTTTTCTTTGGATTTTTTCGCCGATTTTTTGATTTTCTTCTCAGTGTCTTTATCCATAGATGCTCAGCTCCTTTTTCAATACTTCTTGCCGGAAAGTCTTTCCCATTCTTTCTTTGCTCTTGATTTTCCCTGTGGTGTTCCCATGCTATCTATCAGCTCTTTTGCTTCTTCTCTTGACATCTTCGCCATTGCGGCATCGCTGTCTTTCTTGTTTGGATATCTCTTGATTAGTTCGTCTATCGTCATATCATTTTCTCCTTCCTGTTCCACCTGTCTTTATTTCTCCATATCGCCAGTCAGCGTTTCCGGCTTTCCAATCCCATATTGATATCTGGTTATTTGCTTTGGCGTATGCCATTGCCTGCTCCCTGTTTGCACAATGGAATGATATCTCTGGTGTACCTTCAAACTTCCCGGCATATGTCTTGCCGTTACTTGATAGCTTTAAGCACTCATTGACTTTGGCTTGATATTGGTCATTAGTGTAATTATCACCAATCTGACAAAATGTTACCTGATAACCATCTTCAAAACTTACAGGCTTTAATGTATCAAGGTCGTATGTATTATCGCCCTCATACTTATCAGATTCAAGCTCTTTTATCTTTGCTTTATGTACTTCCTGTATCGGCCTGTTTTCTTCAGCTTTTCGCTCTCTTGTGCTTCTTTCTGATTTCGTGCTATCTGCTGGTCTTTTTCATCTTCATTTTTGGTGATATTTTTCTGGTCATCTGTCTGCTTGTTTCCTGTATTCGCTGGTGATTGCTTTGTACCGCTCTTTGTCTTGTTCTGCTTACTAAGAAATCTCTTTACTGTCTCTTCCTTAGAATCGCCCTTAAATAGCGGTATATGCACCCCGTTGACGGTTATCCATTGCTCAACTTCTTTTGGCATCATGTCACCTCTTCTAAATCTTCTTCGCCTACTGCATAGATTTCATCTAAATCTGACATTACTCCCCATGCATCAAGCTCTTTGTCATAGCCTTTAACTTCATAAATCTTGCCTTTCTCAAATGCCCCATTTGTTTCACCGATGTACTTTGCCTTACTTCCTTTGTGTAACATACCCATTACCTCACTTTCCGTAGCTTAACTGATTCTCATGAATTTTGATAAATGCTTCACGCACATATCCATCCTTACCCTGTACCCAATGCACTTCACGATTTAATACTCTTGAGCCATCACCCTTTGTTATCTTTGCGAAGCCGGCACAATGTTGCCAATCTTCAGCTTTGCCTCCATATCGCTTTGCATATTTCTCGGCATCTCTGAATACTTTGGAACATCCCTTGCCTGCGAATACATAAACATTATTGATGCTGGTTCCTTCTTTGAATCGGAAACGCTCTTTCGTTTTTAGATGTAAAACATCTGAGAATTTATTGGCTTCTTTCGCCGGTATATCATTGAGATACAAGCGTTTTGGCGGCTCTGATGTGTTTCTCTTGTCCGCTTCTGCTTTATTCTTTGACATCTGATTATTTTTTCTTCTGTCATCTTCCATCATCTTTGTAAATCTTCCAACTGCATCGTCTTTAGATTCGCCCTCATATATCGGGACATGATGTCCATTCACTGTTATCCACTCTGTTATATTCTTCATGCTGTCATCCCTCTATCTTAAACAAGGTATAATCAATATGTTTCTTTGTTTTGATTGTCTCCCATTCTGCATTATCTGTCGGAAGCTCTTTGCCTTGCATTACATACCATATATCACGTAAAAAGAATACAATCTGTATCATGGATGTGGATTCAAATAATTTTTCTTTCTGATGACTTCCTAACGCTTGTGCTATCTTATACACTGTGATTGGTCTGTTTTGGTCCTCACTGAAAAACTGAGCTTTCTCGTATAAAATCTTTCCACCATTCTGATTGATTGCATTCTGTAATTTGTGTATCATTACTCGATTTGAGGCTGGCATTATGTTATCTCCTCTTTATCTTCTTGGTCTTTCGACCTCTCCATCTCTTTGTCACTTTGATTTTCGCCATTATTGATGTCTCCGTTCATATCATTGCCAATGTAATTGGCATTTCCATCTTGGTTCTCTATCTCAACACTCTCCTGTGGAACTAATAATAGTATCAAGATTAAAGCTGTTATCACGAATAATTCCACGATTGAAATTATAAACCATCTTCTTGCACTTGCTTTGACTTCTTGCAATAATTCTAAAGCTAAATGATTCTTATTATCCATATACTACCTCCTACAAATAATATACTACATTATTTGCAAAAAGTAAATAGTTTTTTTAAATGTTTTTGCTTTTTTATTTTTTCCCAGCAAATCTTACCATATCCTCGCTGTCTACATTCTATGTCCTTGAGCTTTCTGCCACATCTTTTACATACTTTGTATAATTCTTTCATTGTCTATTTCCTCTAAATCACAATAGCTATGGCATCTTCTATCTTATCATCTATCGAGGGTACAAAAGCAATATCCCTGAAGCCACATGATGTTTCTGAAAAGCTGTCATATACCACAATCTCTTTATTTCCCCATATTTCTTTTGCTTTCTGTAATAAGGTTATAAATTCGTCAATAGTATATTGACCCGAAGTATCTCCATAAATGGAAGGTTCGTCCTGGTCAAATACTTTGCAAGTATCATTCTCTATTTTCATCTTTGATTTCCTCTCTTGGTTCATACTGGCATTCATAGACTGCCTCACATACATACATATCCTGCCAAGCTCTTTTATGGTGCAATCTTACTTTATGCTTTTTATAGTTCTTACAAGCATAACAGTTAGGTAACTTCTCCATTTTTAATCTCCTCTGTACTTGTCGATAATATCCAAAACATCTAAAAGAGCCTCGTTACGCTCACGTTCACTATATCTAAAATCCATTTTTGGTCTTTTGATAATTTTGCTCTCTATTTCTGCACTTATTTTATCCAAAACATCTGCCTTGCCTTTGGCATATCCTCTGTCATATTCCCATTGTTTGAGTTCATCGGTCATTCGCTCACCTCTTTCAATGGACAGTTTTTATTTCTTTGTCTGTCCTCATCATCCCCGAACAAACAATCTGTAATAGCACAGCTATCAAACATTCCTTCTACTTTATGAAATCTACATTCCATACAATTTTCTGGCATTTCCATATCCAGTTCAATTTTTATCATTCACTCACTCCCCTTTCAACTGTTTCAGAATTTCGTCTAACACATCAATATGTTTACCTGTCTTATTCAAATCATCTTTATCTCTACTACCAGAAGAACCGTCTTCCCACATAACATAACAACATACTTCATTTGCACGTGTTACTATTCCTTTACCACCCCAATGACGTTCAATAACTTCGTCTCCTACTTTGATTTCTGCATACTGGCGCATTTCATATTCTTTGATTCTATCTATAACCTCAGTTATAGAATAGTTTTGCAATATTTCTGTTAAAAAACAAGAATATTCTCCAAACATTTCTTTAATTTCAGCAAGAGGGATTCCACCTTCAGTTTCTTTGAATGCTATCTTTTTCATATATTGCCAAGCATCTTCAAGTCCCTCTTTATAACCCTGTTCATGACTATCATTAGCCTGTCTTTTTGCATTTCTATTATTATCAATTATGCCCTGCTTATATCCGGCAGTATATCCCTTATCAAATATTGCTCTATGTAATTCCTGTGTTTTCGATGTAAGCTCATCTAATACGCTATAATCTTTACTCATTATTCTGCATCCTTATCTGTATAAAATTTATCTATCAATCTTTCACAGTATTTTCCCCAACTAGCATTTAATTCCTTGCATATTCCAGCCCATTTATCAATTTCTTCTAATATACTTCTTAAGCTTTCATCACTCCAGAAGTCATTTAGTTTTAAGATGATAATACACCATACTAAAGATGCTACTATGATTCCGATAATAATTCCTATTAACATCCTATTCCTCACTTTCTGCCTTATCTGCTTCTATGATTGTTATTCCCAATCTTTTCTTTAAGCAATCCAACAAATAATCTAATCCATAAGGATAACCACAATTTAATGCTTTCATATCACTTTTTAATCCCTTTAAATCAAAGGGTTGAGGGAGTGGTGTGCCTGCTTGAATTATGACATTCATATCTCCATAATCGTATTCATTAGATAATATTTTTCTATATGTTTTCTCTGGCAACCTAATTACAACTTCAACTGTTTCCATCCAGTACCTCCTTATCTTTCAGCCCAAAAAATACAGCACAAATACATTTTGATGATGGACAGATTTTTTGATAATGAAATTCAAGGTCGCAAGTATGTAAAGAATCTATTGATTTATTAGAATATGGGCAATTCTTTACAAATGCCTCTACCTCAACTGTTTCCATCTGATATCTCCAAATCTAAAGGCTCTATTACATTTGGTTTTGTTATCCCAATATAATCTCCATACAACCCTATAAAATCCCATAATTGAATTTTTGTTTTACCCTCTGAATCGACATCTGGCATGTGTGGTGTAATAGGATTGCCGCCTCGTTTTTTTATAAATTCGTTTACCCTGTCAAATCTGTGATAATAAATGTCTTTTCCTAAATCTGTTAGTTTTACTTTTACCCAGTCATTCAAATTTATTGTCATTCTACGCCCTCACTTTCCTGTGGCTTAATTATCCTTGCTCCACAATTAGCACAATACTCTACACCATCTCTTCTTATTATGTCAGGCTTTATCGCCATAATTGCATCCAATACCTGAAACAAAGGAACTACTTTCATTTTATCTATACTAAATAATGTGTATTGTTCAGCTTTTGGAACTAAACTCATAACGAGTGCAGGATAATCTTTATCTGTTGGTTTTACCTCATGCACGTTAATTACTTGCCTACTTACTGCATCCTCACTTTCCTTTTGCTCTTTGGTAGTAACATTTATATCCTTATCAACTCCTGGTAAATCTATTATGTCCCTAACCCTTACACATTCAACCATATTTCCATCTTCATCAAAAATCAGTTCGGCTTTAGATAAGACTTCTCGTCTTGAAATTAAATCATCCTTCATCTTCATATCAATCCCTCCGTATAAACATAAATCGTTTCTAACGCTATTGCCAAACCTACATTTATTTCTTCCTTCCTCATATGTTTCTTTAATGGTAAAAGCAGTTCGTCTGGAATCTAAATGTGCTTTAATCTTTCCCACGGCTTCTTTCAGCTTGCTATACTTCTCTGCTTTCTCGCACATTTCCTCATATGCTTCTTGATTGCTCATGTTCCCTCCTAATCTCTCCTCCCTTGTCTTGTATCTATGACACGGCTCACCTTCAATTATTCTTTCTGCATCATAGGTACATATTGCACAACCACCTTCGCCTATCTCGTAATTATGACAATCGTAATCACAACAAGGCGATTGCACTTCTTTCCATGGTCCCTGCATATTTGGTTTAACTTCTGCTTCAATGATTGTTGGAGCATCTTCAACCCTTGATATTTCTATCATGTTCATATCCTCCTATCCAAAATATAAATCTTATTATAACTGCTGTTACAATAATCATTGCAACGATTGACCACCCAAGCATGAATCCAAGTAAAATATCTATCATTCTTTCCTCGCTTTCTGTAAAGTATCAAGAACATGTTCCACGCATCTGTAACATAAAGCTAACTTATCTTTGCTGGTTGTCAACATATACTTTGCCGACTGCCCACATCTATCGCATTTCTTTTTATCTGCAATCTTTTTGACATCTATCAAAACAATGACCTCCTTTTTAACGCTGTATTTTGCGTAGTTTGCGTTTTAACAGCTTTTTTAATCTCGGGTGTATGTTTTATTGTCTCCTGCTCTAAATCGTGCTTAAAATTGATTCTGATGCTTTCCATAGCTTCTTCTGTGATTTCTATTCCGCCCAATTCAAAATTATAACTATATTCTATCTTGTTATGATTCAAAAAATTGTACAGACTGGCTGACATCGCCAGTCCTGTACCTCTTCTTTCAAGCTTGTATATCATGACCGCTTACTCCATAGCTGAAATACTTCACGCTCATCATACCTAAAATACATACGGCCCTTATCTTTACTCCACATCGGGTTATAAATCACAGTCTTTCCAAGATAAAATGCTATAGTTTCAAGACCCTTGTATATATGAACCTCATCAACCTCACTACAAAGCTCTATGCCAAAATCATCATAATGAGAATCTGAAAGTTGCTTCAATTTCTTCTTTGCCTGTATAACGCTGTCAAGCCAATTCTTGATGTTCCTTCTCTTAATCTCAAACTCTGCTATCATACTTCTTCCTCCTTTGTGATTGCGGACTTAATAATCCAACCTTCCCATGTAATGTTGACCAGCTCTTCTTTGATATTCTCTATATCGTCAATCTCTCTAGCTATTCCCAGCTTACTCAGACAGATAGGACCTATCCCGTAGTGTCTGGATACTGGATTTGTCAGCTCTTTACCACAGCAATAGCAAGTAATTGTAGGTCGTGCTAATCCGTGCAGTTTCATGTAAACCATGCCTCTTGTTTCTTTCTCGACAACTCCTTCCATAATTCTCATAGGCATCGGATTATCATTGTTCCATTTTGCCATGAAGTCAAAACCAATGCTTGATTTCTCTGTCATATACTTTTTAACAGTGATTCTGATTTCATCTGTTTTGCTGACTTCTGCTGTCTGACGCTGACCACTCTGTGACGCTTCAGAATCGATTTTAAGCGTTGTTTGTGATGCAGGATACAGCTTTATATTAACTGCACCTGAAACATGCTTAAAATCGAAATTTGCGATTGCTGACTGTATACTCTCGAATGACTCACCATTTACAGCAACTTTTCCCTGCCAGCTCTTTATCATGTTTATCATATCAGCTCCTCCTTTTTTAGAATCTTGATGCTACATAATAACCGATGCTCTTTATTGCTGACTCCCATTCCCAACCATGCTTGCTATCGAAAAACTCACTTGTTTCCTCGAACCAGTATTTTACCCAGATACAATTCCCGAAATACTCATCAATCTCTGTTGTTATCTCGATTTCACAATGATTATAATCAGCAACAACTATTTTGAAATGGTCTCCCTTGCCAATTCGCTTGATGCTGATATCTTTCTTTGTGAACCCGCATCCCTCATCCTCAAACTTTTCTGCCATAATGTTTTTGATTTTTGCTATTGTCATAATGTTTTCTCCTTTCAAGCGTCACTCTCATCTGACAAGAACATTATATAACACTATTTTTTATTTGTCAAGTGTTTTTTTAAAGCAATTCTAAACATTTTTTCTGAATCTGCATAACTGCATCAAAAAGCTTTTTCTTATCAAGTCTTTTTGCATCAATAAGCTGAAATAAAACCTCTGTTTCATCGTTAATATCATTTAATGCGGCCGTGTATTCGTCACATGAAGCCTCCATACTTTTATAGTCTGATTCAAAGTATAATTTGTCAAGATTTTCCTGCTCATCATAATACTTCATCTCACGTTCTACATAATCAGCTACATCATCTGACACATAACGTCTAATAACATCTACAACATCAACTTTTTCAAAAACTGTAATAACTCCATCAGGTGTTTTTAACACATCTGCCATACGCACACCTCCTCAAAGATTCATTACTGCATCATACCAATCAAGTGCTTCATCAGGGGTAATTTAAAAATTTTCCAAAAATTTTTCAATCTGCATATGTACAATAGCGATTAAACTCGATGTATCTATAAGCAACGGGAAACCATGTAACATTATCAGTCGAATACTCTAAATACTCTCTCCACATGCGAATCTCATAAGTTGAACACATTCCAAACTCCTTTGTTGTGTATACCTCTGACTTATCAATTCTGCATCTAAGATACTTCCAATATTCATTCTCCTGTATGTTGAAAACAATGTCTTTAAGTCTCAGATTATTGCTGTTTACGGGCTTGAAGCCTCTGTCCTTCATGATTTCTGTTGTAAGCTCGCTTCTCTTCATATCGCTGTCTCCTTTCAATCTGCATACTCAAGATTCTCGATTTCATCATAGCTCATTCCGAACTCATCATGAAGCACTTTCTCTTTGTCACTAATCCAGCTTGACAGCTTCATTATTTCTGCATCTGAATACCTGCTTGATGACGGCGCAAACATTAACTTGATGTATTTCTTGATTCCTGCTATCAGTTCATTCTTAACATGCTCATCGATATCTTTCTTGCTGTTGAAAACAACGTGGTCAATGTAGTAGCCTCTGTATTTTGTCATATCTCATCCCTCACTTTTCTGTCGCTGTCTCTCTCAATCACAAGAACATTATATAACACGTTTATTTATTTGTCAAGCATTTTTTTTAAAATTTTTGGAAAAATAAAAAAAGAGATTCCTACATCGCTGTAAGAATCTCTTTCTCGGAAAAAATGGGTAATAGGAGGTATCCGACACACCAAGTAAACACTTGTTGCATTGAATGTATTATAGCATACTGCCTACGGGTTGTCAACATCCATGGCATCATTTACTAAAACTTCAACACGCTCCATCAACTCCGTGTCTGAATCAAGCTTTTCATGTACATTTCCAAGCCCTTGTAACTTATCGCTGAGTATTTCGCCTGTCTCAGTATCAACAATCTTGTACCATGAACCGCTCTTCACGATGATTTCATAATACATTGCCTGCTCAATCAAGTCTGTGATATAGTCAATGCCGGTATCATAGTTTATCGTATATTGACCAACATGCCTGTTAGGTCTACAGAATTTAGTCTTGACCATGTTGACCATGATTTTCTGACTGTTTGGCTCTCCGGAGCTTCTTGAAAGATTCTTGCCGTTCTCATCAAGATAAGTTCCTTTCCTAAATTCTATTCGTGTAGTACAGAAGTGTTTTAAAGCTCTGCCTCCAGGTGTGTTTGTCTGTCCCGGTATAGTTGAATTGATTTTGTCCCTAATCTGATTTATGAATATGCCCATGCAATCATTCTTTGCACACGGTCCCACAATCTCTCGACAGAATCTTGTCAAGATGCCCGATATACCGCCAACTCTTGCATCATCTGTCAGCTCTTTGCCCAAGTCTTTCTCTGCTGTAAGACATGGAACGCTGTCAAGCACCCATAAACCCGTTTCTCCTGTGTTGGTCATCTCTTTGATTATCTGAAATATAAACTCGGCTGATTCAGTCTTTGGCTGATACAGTCTTATGTTGTCTACATCAACACCAATCTTTCTTGCCCACTCAATATCAAGCGTATTTTCTGCATCAACATAAAAGACTTCCTTATCAGGATGTATATTCTGAAAATTCGCTATCACATCAAGGGCAGTTGTTGTCTTGCCGCCACCCTCTTCTCCGTAAAACTCAACAAGTCTTCCAAGCGGTAAGCCACCATACGTGATGTAGTTCATTCGAGGGCTGGTAAATGGAACTTTGCTGTACTCATACACCGGCATACCCTTTGTTATAGCTTCTTCTTTCAGGTCTTTATTTACTCGCTTCATGATTTCATCAATCTTTGTTCCCATCAGTTTTCTCCTTCATTCACTTCTTCAACCCATCCCTTGTTTATCCACGATTCAGGAACTACATAGCTATACTCTCTGTGATAACCTTTGTTAGTTGGGTCAAACTTAACCGCTACTCTGCCTATCTGCTTTCCAATGTTTGTCAGCACAAACTTTTTTCCTTCTGCTGAGTGTCTTATTGCATTCATAAATCCACTCCTTCCATGTTTGCTCTTGCTTTCAATGTCTGAAGATAATCTTCCATGGCTTTCACCTGCCAGTTATATGTGCTTCTTGGACACGTAGGCGTAAAATCAAGTATATTTTTATCCCACTTCTCAAGCATGTCCCGAAGCTTTTCAAGTCTGATTTTCACCTGATAATACTCAGCTTTGAATCGCTCTTTATAGTCTGAGCTGGTCATCATTTCAACTGTTTGTGATAACTCAGTGATTCTCATACATCTCCCTCCTTTCGATGCAACGATTTTTCAGCTTCAAATCCATTTGGATATCTTGCCAGAAGCTTCTCAATGTTCATCTGCATTACATCCTCAAGTTCCCATGAATTTGCGGTGCATATTTCAGCAATCATCCACAAACAATCTCCAAGTTCTTTCGCTAAATGTTGCGGGTCTATATCATGTCCCTGATACTGCTTCTGAAATAATCCGGCAACTTCACCAGCTTCACTGCATAAGCCAAAAACGCCATGTCTTATCTGCTCATACTTGGACATGCTGTTTGACATTGTTCTTGAAGCCAGCTTTTGATACTCATTCCCTGTCACTTTTTCATCATCCTCCAATCTTTGTTAATTCAGCTTCGGTCATTCGCCGTGTTAAAACTTTTTTACAACTCTGTAAAAGCTCTTGAGCATTCTCGACTTTTGCTTTCATAGTTTTCCATGCTCTTGTATAGCATATACTTGTTAAAAGTTCCTGCTGACTGTTTAATTCTGCAAGACTGTCTTTATCAGCAACCGTGCCTTTATCAGCATTCTGTCTTGCTGTGTTGTAAGTCTCTTTATACACTGCCTTTGCGATATCATCTCTAATGCCAAGCTGTTCTACCATCCCGCCTGCAAAATAGATGTATGTTGAAAGATTCAAGCAAAAATCATCAAGCTCTGCATCTGTAGGCGGGTTTTGGCCGTCTGCTAAACATTCCTTGATAAAAAGCACATAGTCATCTAAATCCGCTGAATATGACTTGATTATGCTGTTTACAATGTCATTTACGGTTTTTGAGTTATCTTCGATATGTAGCTGAATGTTCTTGATTTTATCCAGCTTTATATCTTCGTAAAGATTCATTTTAGCCATTCGCCGACCTCCTCAAAAAATTGATTTATATCATAGTCAAAAAAGACTCTTTTCTTTTTGCCTTTCATCAAGATTCCGAACTCCTCATCAAATCGAATACTCTTTTTTGTCTCAAAGCATTCTCTGAGCGTTTCTAATACTTGAATCGGAATAAATCGTGTGATATCTTTGTCTACCCACCAGCACATCACTCCTGCAACTACTCCGGGAACTTTGCTCATCTCAGATAATTTTTCCCACTGAAAATCGCTTATATTTCCATAAAACCCATGTAGCTTTCCGTCTTTATCAGGCTTAGGATTGCTTGAGATACTAAGAGTGTTTCCATGTACGGACTTACACTCAATAGCTAAAAATACTGGCTTGTGATATATCAAAAAATCACATGGATTTTTACTGCCGGCATAACCATTCGTCTGGTCATGCAATCGTGCAACAACTGTATGCTCAACAGCTTCAAATGATTTTTGGATAATCTCCTCAAATTGTTTACCTCGATTAACTGACATTAGAATAACCTCTTTCTTTTAAGTGATGATTCAACTCCTTTACAATTTGCTACTGCCTGCTCATAATAACTTTCTTTCAACTCAATTCCAATTCCTCTTCTGTTCATTTTCAATGCCTGATATATTTCACTTCCAATACCTGCAAATGGACTAAACACTATATCATTTTCATTTGTCCACAACTCTACACAACGCTCAATCACGTCAAGCTGTAAGGGGCAAATATGCTTTTCATCTTTTTCAGCTCTTGCACTTTCTTTTTGTAGTGTATTTGACTGATTTATATCTATCCATACGGGACTTGCATATTCCTGCCATTTAGCAACAGGAAAACTCGTATCTGTATGACTTATTTTCTCAGGATTTTCACCTTGTTTTCTGAATGTGATAATGTAATCCGCTATTCCCTGACGACACATAGAACTATCTTTTTTAATTTGCTTATGTAATAATCCAAGTGCCTTTGTTCGTTGCATAGCAACAACTGGGTCTTTCCAAATTGTCACTCTTGAATGATAAATAAATCCAACATCAATCATCATCTGAATAAGTTGTCCTGGAAAATCTTGTAGACCGATAAACCCATCTCGTTGTTTCTGTGTGGGTAAATCCATACAATGAATTGATACAAGCCTGCCTGGAATAATTACTCTGTACAGTTCATTCAAAATATATTCAAACTGCTTATAAAATTCAGTTGTATCTCGGCAATTACCCAAATCTCTCACGCTGTTTGAATAAACATAAAGTTGTGCAAAAGGCGGAGAAAAAATAGAATAATGAATACTATTATCAGGAATAGCTTTCATTACTTCACAACTATCTCCGTTATATAATGCAAATCCATTTCCTTCATACTGATTCTTACATTTTACTTCCATTTTAATATCCTCCTTCTATACACCATTTGGGCATTTTAACTATTTGATTTGCCACATAATCTTCTGTTATTTTCATTGTAGAATGAATTTCGTTTTTAAGAATTTCAGAAGTCCTATCAATCATTTCCTGTGACAATTTCTCATGCTGTGATTGCTTCTTCTTTATATTATTCAATACAGACAATTCACGCTGAGAAATTATTACATACACGTTAACCTCCTTTTCTTGACCAAATCTATAACATCTTCTTATCGCCTGATAGAATTTTTCATAGCTATCAGAAATACCACAGAATATCATATTATGACATTTCTGAAAATTCATACCAAATCCACAAATTGAAGGTTTACTCACAAGAAACTTTATATCTCCATTCGCAAACCCTAACATCCTATCTTCTTTGACATAATCAGAATCCGAACCCGTAATTTCTGTAATTTCACAAACATTCTTGACAAGTGTACTTTCATCGTTATAATCTACCCACACAAGACAACTGTCCATATCTTTCATAATATGTTTAACCATAGCAACTCGTGCTGACATTGATTCTTTTCTTGCTTCTCTTCGCTCTGATAAATCTTTCGCAACAGAAGGTAGAAGATGTCCCCGTTTTGCTACACTGTCAACAATAACATGCTCTATGTTCAATTTAGGTAAATTGTAACGTGCGTCTGGATAACCTATATCTGACGGATTCTTTACAACCATAGCCCATGTAGCAAGCCATTCCCAAAATTTACCTTCTGCATGACGTTTCATTCGCCACTGGCCCTCTTTTGCATCATTGATAAAAAATGTAGCAAGCATTTCCGTTCTTGACATCACATTAAGAAAATCACAATGATTTCCAAATTCTGTATAGTCATTCGGGGATGGTGTGGCTGTACAAGCCAACTTATATTTCGTAAATCTGAATATCTCTATAATGTCATTCGACATTTTTCCAAGACTGGCTTTAAGGATTGAACTTTCGTCAAGCACAATACAACAAAATTCTTTTGGGTCAAAATGTTGCATCATTTCATAGTTAGTTATATTGATACCGTCTTTTACATCTTTTTGTGTCCGACAGATATTTACATCAATTCCAAATTTTTTGCCTTCCTGTTTTGTCTGTTTTGATACCGCTAAAGGAGCAAGAATAAGTGCTTTTCCGTTCTCGTGTCTACACACCTGATTAGCAAATTCAAGTTGACAAATTGTCTTTCCTAATCCAGTATCTAAAAATAACGCACATCTACCCTTCTTTAATGCCCACTTTACAATCTCTCTCTGAAAATCAAAAAGATTTGAATTTAATTCCGATATATCAACATCAAAACCAGTGTTCTCGTAATGATATTCTTTAGTTTTCAAAAATTCAATGTAGTTCATCATCCATCCTTTCTGCATTGTGTTTTATAATTGCAATACTCACAAGCTTTTTTACTGACTTCTAAAGGCTTTGGTGGTACTTTAAGCTTCTTCACATAGCTGTCACAGTTAGATATCAAGCCGATTAGATTCTGCTTCATATCATCAGTTGGTGTGAACATGAATGACTTCATGTCCAATGTGTCTCGATTGATATATACAAAAATCACATCTGCAATATCAAAGGCTATGCTGTAAGCTGTGCCTTGATTATAGTGGTCAGGATTCACATTCTCACGGCTGTAAAACTTATTAGCATTCTCCGTCTTTAGCTCAAGTATGCAATATTTGTTTTGATACTTGATTATGCCATCACAGAGGAAACTCATGTTCAAATCTTTGTGATACAGCTTTGTTTCATACTCTCCGACCTCAGGATTCGGTTCCTTTGTGATGCTAAGGTACTCAAGCTTTCTACTTCGCACAAAATCTGCCACATTCACATATTCACAGTTCATGCCATTATTCTTCATGTCAAGAACTGCCTGCTGTATTCTCTGATGAATGTCTGTCCCTGCATTACAAATTCCTATACTCATGTAGCTTGTGCCTGTATCATCCATGGGCTTTCCAAGCACTATGTAGGCCATCTGTCTGATACAATGCATTGAGCTTGGTTTATATGTCTTACTACCGGGTTTTCTATTCTTGCTTTCTGTAAGCTCGATGCTTCGCTTTAAGTCCTGCAAAAATGCTTGTTCCATCGGCATTTCAGTTGTATTTTGGTTTATAATCTTGATAAGATTCTTTAGATTTCTCGCCATAATTCCTCCTTAACCATAACAAAATATCTCCCCATTTTTCTGTTTCCAAATCTTGCCTTGCTGAAATGTCGCTTGATACAAGACATTTTTTGGTACATCATCTGTACCATTCAGTAAGATATTTCTCGCCATCTCATAGCATTCTTCCGGAAGCTCTTTCGTAAAGAATTTTCCCGTTACTGCATATTGCTTACAAGGCTTTGTCTGATATATGACCTCTTTGATTGTATTGGGAAATTCGGGTGAATCCACTCGATTCATGACAACCGCTCCTGTCCAATATGCTGTCTCTTTCTCTGCATCGGTGTACCAGTTTTCCCAATAGATAAGCTCCGCCAATAAATTCACATCTTCGACACTATAACCCTTTATAGCTAAAATCATATAGATTAGAGCTATGACCATACTTTTCATGTCTCTCCTCCTTTACAAGATATTCACAAGCAAGCATTGAACCGCTATTGATTCATCAATCGTTCCCGACTTAATACCAAGCTCTGCATCTCGTATCTTCAGCAATACATCTACCAACTCTCCTGTCTGATACTTCTTCAAATGCTTTTTGGCATTTGATATCTGCCAGCCAGTTAATCCTGTGCAATTTGAGACATCTCGACTCTTGCATGACTGAACTTGAAGCAGTGCTTTAAAGTTGGTATAAAGATTTGATATCATGATTAGTGTAGCTTCGCCACTGTCATAGCTTTCCTGCATGAGCTTAAATGATTTATAAGCATCACGGTCAAGCACTGCATCTACAAAATCAAAAATAACATCTTTAGGCGGTCGATAAATTGTACCAATTTTCAACAAATACGCAAATGCTCCATCTTCAAGCATACCATCAACTGAAATGTCAGCATTCATAAAGTGCCTGATTTTATCAATCTCTAACAAGCATCGGCCATAATCATTCTCACAAACTTCCATAAGCATCTGGCAATTCTTGTCTGATAAATTGATTTCTTTCTTGATATACTTCTTCAGAATCTCAGGTGATAACGGCTCAAATTCGACAATCAAATCCTTATACTGCTTGTAAAACTTGATACGCTTGTCCAATGCTGTGAATAGAATCAAGAGCATATTTTTTCCCAAGCTCATGTCGAATATCTTCCACGCTTTCTCGTTCTTCAATAGCTCTGCACTATCTGACAAGATAAAAAGTGTCTGTCGCTGAAACATAGATTTCTTTCTACCTGACTGCATTATGTCAGATAAGCTTTCTATCCATTTTACATCAAAATTACATACTTTTGCAAGCTGTTTTATATAAATGTCTCGTACTGCAATCTCTGTACCTGTGAATATGTATATGGACTTTAGCTTTTTAGATTGCATCTGAGCTTTTAATTCTGCAACGGTCATACGCTCACCTCAGCCAGTTTTTCCGTATCTCAAGCATCCATGCATCAATCAACATCTGCTTTGATACACCTCGGATTCCAAGCTGATTGATGTATTTACAAGTGATAGCAATCGCCATCGTATATCTTAACGGGTCGGTCTGAATACGATTCATGCAAATGGTCATGAATGCTCTGAGAAATAGCTTTACATCATAACCTTCTGCATCAGGTTTTAATGCCAGCTTGTCTGCTATCTTAAAAGCATTGGCTCCCTCAACTTCATGAATGTTATCAACGACCTTTGTCACATACTCGTAAAACTCTACAGGCTTGGATTCACATACTCGTATCACATCACCCGGTACATCACAGATTTCTCCAACTATCTGCTGTTCTTTATCCGTGAGATTGTATCCACGCTTCATAAATTGCTCAATTTCAGCTTTTTTGTATGAATCTAATAAATATATGCTTGCACGGCTCTTAACCGTTTCTAAAGTCATTTCCACGCTTTCCAGCGTCATTATGAAATAAGCATTGTTCGGTGGCTCTTCTGTCACTTTCAGAAGTGAATTTTTAGCGGCGACCGACATCGAATCTGCATCAGCTATGATGTATATAATCGGATTTGTTGCCTGATAGCTGGTATTTATCATCTCCCGTATTGTGTCGATTTTCACATCAGGCAACTTATAGCTTAATATCTGTGGATTTGATTCTCTGAACTTATTCACAATCCACTCAGCTAAAGTCTTTTTGCCGATGCCATTGCACCCGGTAAGAATGCAAAATCTCGGAAAATTGTGATTCTCAATCTGCAATGAAAATATATCTTTTAAACGCTCCTGTCCTATCATTCTGTTCCTCCCTCTATCCACAAAAGCATTTTAGCTTCAATCTCATACTTCGGTGTTGAACTGTATTTCAAATCGCTGTCTATCTTCACGATAGCATTCAAAAGTGCTGTAAAGATATCATTATCATCCAGCCATTTGTTCATACGTTTTTCGTACTCTTCAAGATGTGGAAGCGACAACTGTTTCCAATCACATCCTAATGCCAGCTTGTTTACATCAAGCAGAAATTGAATATACGTCTTGATAAAACGCTTTAAGTCTTTTCCCTGTGCGTGAATGTTGTCAATGATTGTCATCATCCTTTCACTATCCGGATATACAAATGCATCTGTTAGCTGGAACATCAAGTCATAGTTAGTTGTCCCTAAAGCTTTCACCACATTTTCAAGTGTAAGGTCCTTGTCGAAAGATAAAGCTTTATCCATCAATGTGATTGCATCTCTCATTCCACCATCAGCTATTTTAGCAAGATACTCAACAGCATCCCGGTCACATTCAGCATCCCAATCAGGATGTTCTTTCCACTCCTCATTGATAATATGTTCCAAGCGTTCAACAATCCCATCCTGACTGATTCTTGAAAAGTCGTATCTTTGCACTCTTGAAAGAATTGTCTTAGGTATCTTCTGAGGGTCTGTTGTACAAAAGATAAAGATTGATTTTGCCGGTGGCTCTTCAAGCATCTTTAAGAATGCTTGCCAACCCATAAGGCTTATAGCGTGACACTCATCTACGATGAATACCTTATACTCACTATCCAAGCTCTTGGACTTCGCCTGCTGAATGATGTTTCTTACATCTTCAACACCGCTATTTGATGCGGCATCCATCTCTATCGGATTGCCTTTTCCCTGATTTATCTCGTTTGCAAAGATTCTGGCACATGTAGTTTTACCCGTACCAGCTCCACCACAGAAAAGATAAGCGTGTTTTACTTCGTTACTATCCAACTGCTGTCGCAAAATCGTTTTAATGCTGTCTTGCTCGACAACATCATTAAAAGTTGATGGTCTGTATTTCACTGCTAAAGATATCATGACTCCTCCTTGTACTCAATAAAAATCAATGCTGTGCTACACATCAAGCATATAACTATGCCTGCAAGCCATAACTTTATCTGTGACCAAAAATCACTTGTCTCAGGTGCTTCTGAAAAGAAGCAGATTATACCAAGCACGAATCCTAAAACAAGAACTATCTTAGCAAGCGTTAAACTTACTTTTATAGCTTTTCTCATGTGTTATGCCTCCTATCTTATAAGCACATACTCACCATAATTGGTAACATGACCATACCGATTCAGCGTTGTGCGTCTGTTTGTTGTGATGTTCATCCCGTGATGATGTCTCAGCACATGTATTATAGCTGAAAGTCTTGTGATGCCTAAATCGAATGCTTCCATACTTGTCACTCTCTCGCCTGCTTCAAGCTTTTCCTTAATGATTGCTAACTGTGTTCCGTCCATTGTAATACCTCCTTAAAAGTCTTTTCATCTATGATGTAATAGCGATTGCCATTATCACCAAAATCAAAACACAAAGCATTGTATTTCTTGCTCATTGCTAATGCTTCTTCTTTGTTCTTCTTCAGCCATTCTCTCTTGATGCTGAAAGACTGCTTTTCTGTTGTCGCTGTCTTGCACTCTATAAGCCAGCTATCATTTGAAACATCACCCTTATTGAATGCTGTCGCTCCGCTATTGCTTGTCTGTTTTCCTTTGATGACTTTAGCAACCGCCTTTTCTTGACGGTTGCTAAAGAATCTTGTTGGTCGATTCATCGTATGCTACCTCTTACTGCCTCATAAGCTTTATTTTCAATCACTGACGAAATGTAATATTCAAGTGATGTCATGTTGTCGCCATCTCTGAAGCTGTCGCACTTTCCTTTTATCTTCTTGCCAATCTTTTTAAGTTCCTCAATACAGTCATCATAAATCTTCTTGCTAATCTTGACTTCTTTCTCAAGTGCTTTGATACTGTTGTCAAGCGACTGAATCCGATTGGTTATCATTTTCATAACTTCCTCGTTGCTGTAAACATAAGTATCTCTCACATACGGGGCTGCCTTGTGTGCTTTCTCTTTTCTGGGGTCATCCTTTTTCAGCTCGTCAGCGTAAATGTAACAGTAAAGCTGAAAGTTCTGATACCCAACTTTATCATCTCTTCCGCTGACTTTAAGTATCGGATGCCACTCATCTGAATAACTCTCATAGGTCCAATTTGCGTTCTCAAAACTCTTGCTACGCACTGCAAAATCCGAACCATCTTTCTTCTTCAGAAGCTTCACGCCTTCCCACAGCTTCTTCTCAAGCTTTGCCAGATTGATGTCTCTCTCAAGTGCATTCTTAATGTCCTCAAACTGTCTGATTTCTCTGCTCATAAGCTTTTCTCCTTTCGATACTCACGATTTTCTCAAGTTGTCTCTCTCACTGACAAGAACATTATACAACACGTTTATCCGTTTGTCAACTACTTTTTTAAAAATTTTTTAAACATATTGTGAATAACCCAGGATACTTGCTAAAAAGTTTCTCTTTTCGTTGACATACTCTGCAAAAGTCATATTTCGATATTCTCTGGTCTGCTTGTCTTTCTCAAAAGACTCTGACAGCATCTCTTTGATATCACAGACACCATCTCTCCCACCAAACATTTTTACTATCTGGTAAAGATTTATCGCCATCCCTCTGTTTGTCATATTGCGTTCCTCCCTTATGCTGCTATCATTTCAATTTCTTCATAACTCATTCCAAACTCATCATGTAAGCGTCTTTCTCTCATACTTATTTTAGCTGTCAATTCTATCATCTGACCTGCATCGTATCTGCCTGAAAACAGCATCTCTGTGAACTGCTTTATTTTCTCAATGATTGCATTCTTGACAAACTCATCAATATCTTTATTGTTCTTAAAAACAACGCCATCAATGTAGTAGCCTCTGTATTTTGTCATATCTCAATCCTCCCTCGATATATCACATATACACCATAGCTGTCTTTCATCTCTCGCCCATATTCTTTGTGCTTCTCAATAGCTTTCTGTCTGGCGTCTTTTGTTGATTCTGCTACAACCTGATAATTGAACTGTCCATTTATGTTTCCAATCTGCACATAAAACTTTCGCATAACTCACACCTCCTCGATTTTTACGATATCAGCAACACCATACTTGTCTGCTAAATCGTCTGCTATATGTCTAACCAATACTCCAATGTGCGGTGCTTCAAAAAGCTTTTGATTGCCGTCGCTGAAATATACTCTGTAAATCTTCATAATCAAGCCTCCTTTGCTGTCTCTTTGCTGATATTTCTGTCTGCATTTTCAAGAATCATCTTTACAAACTCAACCATCTTCCAAGCTTCCTGCTCTGTCAAATCTTTACCAGTTTTTTCTTTCCAAATCTTATTCAGCTCATTCATCATATCTCATCCCTCACTTTCTACTGTTATGTCGCCATTGTCAGTGCTAACCGAAAGACTCTTGTAAATCACACTTGCTGTAAGCTGAATGTTATCATAACAAGCTCTTGCGTCCTTCTCAAATCTGAAAATCTTTGAAGGAACATCCGTTCCGTTCTTGATGTCAACATCTACATACCAATATCTGTTCATATCTCGTACCTCGCTTTCTCATCTCTCTCACAGTAAACATTATATAACACGTTTATATATTTGTCAAGCACTTTTTGAAAAAATTTTTGGAAAAATAAAAAAGCACCCTATAAAGGGTGCCAAAGTGTTGATTTATCAAGCTTCTGCGGTATTTGGTGTATCTTCAAACAAGCTCATTATCTGCATGATATCGCTGTCTATGAGCTTTACCGCTGAATCATCTCCAAACTGAATCTCGACTGTATCTGTGGATTGGGTCTTGATGTGCTTCATGAAAGACTGCAAATCTACCATACATTCAAACGGCTTCTTGATTAGCGAAGTATAAGCAATCTCTTCCACGCCTGTGCTTGCTAACGACTGAATCTTTAATGATTTCCCGGTAAAGCTTAACTTGATGGCATTGTCATCATACGTTCCCACAAAAAGTGCTATTCGGTCAAGTGCCTGAAGCAATGCTGACTTTAATATCTTGCATGTAGCAGGCATTTTGACTTCATAAAAGCTCTTTAATGCTTCAACGGGATAATCCTCTATACCGGCAACTTCATGACTGTATATGACGATATCTGACGTTCTGAACACTACAATTCCATCGGCATGTCTCTCGATGCTGAACTTTGCATCGGTGGATAATGTCAACAGCTCAAATACTATCGGATAAGCAATCATGGGTGAATCTGTAAGCTTGCCACCGTATATGCTCATTTCATCCTCATTTGATGCCGCTGTGATGTCTCCAAGATAATAGCCGGTAAGATACTGCTCATCTGTACTTGCTGACAGTGATGATTTCAGCGAATTGACAATCTTGGAAGCGATAGCCAAGTCCACATTAGTAGTCTTGACTTTCTTACTATCTAACTCACTCAGCGGGTCAGGATACTGAATCGAGTCTCCCATCTCATCATACTGTAAAGCGATAGTATATTTACCATTTCCAGTAACTATCAGCTTATCAGCTTCTACTGTAATTGTGACTGTCTCGCAAGTAAGCTTTTCAATAAGCTTTGCAAACTGGTCTGCCATGACAGTTGCGTAAAACTCTCCAGCAACTCCTTCATGTGTTACATACAGATAATTTGTGCTTGATGCATCTGAAACAATCAAAGTAAGCTTGTTATCCTTTACCTGTATGCACATAAGCTGTGTTAAAGGTAAAAGCTTATTGTTTCCAACGCCTTTATAAGCTTTGCTTACTAAAGCTTTGAATGTTTCAGTTGCGATAGTCAGTGTGTTTGCCTGAACTTCTTTCTTTACTTCCTTTTTCTTTGATGCCATTGTGATATCCTCCTTATATCATGCTTGCGATTTCACGCCATTTATAACGAAAAGCGTGATGGTATATATGCTGTACTTCCATTACATGTCTCGCCACCGCTCTGTCAATCTTTCTGGTGTGAATCCTGCGAAACGGCTTTGCCTTGCTCCTCTTTGCTACTCTCTGATTCTCGCTCATAATTGCCTCCTTTAATGTTGTTTTGTCTTTCATATAAATATCCTCTTAAAATAATTTTTTACGATGTGAAATAGCTTTTTGCTTTGAAATACAGTAAAACTTCTCTTTGCCCTCTCCATTGCCACTCAAATAATCTTTGACTCTCTCACAGAAAAACTGCTCTTCACAGATTTTGAATAACGATTCACTCAAAGGATATTTACGGTCGCCCACATTCAAAATAAATACTCCATCATCAGTTAAGCGACTCATAGTGTTTTCAATCAGCGGGGTATAAAAACCATCTACCCATTTTTCAAAAGTATTGTATCTATTCAGTGAATTTGTAGGTTCATCCGAATAATGCTCGGTATTGTAATAGGGCGGTGATGTTAAAGCAACATCAAACTTCTCATCCGTCTTGAAATCTTCATAAGGTAGCTTATGCACATGATAGTTAAACGTAGGCTGTAAAGTCTTTAACCATTCACCCAACTTCAGCAATCCTTCATAAGTCTGTGTGGATGGCTCACATGCTGTATAAGTTGTGTTAGGAATACTTGCACATCCTATCATTCTTCCACCCCCAACCAGCACAAGGGTCAAGCACATTCAAAGCTTTCTTTTGTTTCCCGTACCGTAAATACACAGAACGTGCTACAAACGGGGGGAACTCATTGATATATTGTATATTCTGATATCCTCGCTGAATCGTACTATAAAAAGCATTATTTACTCCATGGTCAAGATTATACAAGTATAATCTTGCCATTCCACTGACTTTATCATCATATTGCAAACTTTCAAATACGCTGATATCGTCTTTCTCATTGTCAGTGGTAAGTCTGTGTGGATTAAACAAAAGCGAAATTGTATTACCACACTTCACATCATGACAAAGGCAATAAAATTCTTCAATCGCTTGTGCTTCATTGATAAATAGATGCACAAACTCTTCAAGGGTTAGCTTTGACAATGAAGATTTAATTGCCGATGCTAAAATCTCTCGGGTCATCTCTGTCCTCCTATTTGTTATTTGAAACCAGTTCATTTTCAAACTGTCTTGCAGTATTTGATTCTTTAATCTTTTTTACCTCTCCTGTAATAGGTTCACCATACCATTCTCTGGTTATCTCGACATCGCATTTTATCGGCATCTTCAAGATATCTTCAGCCGCCTGTGACATCGTTTGAGCTAAAAGCTCTGAACATTCTTTGATGTTCTCCTCTGGACACTCTGCTATAACCTCATCATGTACAGGTATCAAGAGTCTGAATCCAAGCTCTTTCAATCGCTTGTTATTATTCAGCTTTATCATCGCAAGCTTTGTTAAATCGGCGGCACTTCCCTGTATTCTTGAATTGACACACTGACGCTCCGCATCTGCTATCTTGGCTCCGTTGTCGATAATCCATATTCCTTCTTTGTTGGCTTCGTCAAATACAGCTCTTTTCTGCTTGCCCCAACAATTACTCAACTTCTTAAGATAATAGCGTTGTCTGTCTTTTGGAACGCTCAGGTCACGTTCTATAGGATTACCATCATCGTCAAATGGTAAACCACTGTCAAAATCGAGTACATCATCATCTACAGGTGCTCCATTTTTCCATTTGAACTCATATTCATTAAGCTGTAAATCGGGCAATCTTCTCTTGCGTCCACACACAGTTGTTACATAACCCAATTCATATGCCATATCAAGTGAATCCTGTTCAAACTTCTTGATTGCTGGAAATCCCTTGAACACACTATTTTTAATCGCTTTAGCTTTATCTGTCGAACAACCAAGCTGTTCTCCGATGCTTGCTTCGCCTCGTCCATAAAGAACACCTAACAAGATTGATTTTGCTTGTGTTCTTCGCTCTTTGCCTTCCTTATTCTTGCTTCCGTCAGCGTTGAACTCTCGACATTCTTCATAAGGCTTATTAAATGCCTTACTTGCTATCTCTGAGTATAAATCTTTGCCAGCCATGAATGTATCATACATCTGTGAATCTCCGTCTTTTTTACAAAGAGCGGCAAGACACTTGGGCTCCTGCTGACTGAAATCTGATGACATAAGCAAATATCCAGGACTTGCAACAAACATCTTTCTAATGTCTTTATTATGACTTGGTATATTCTGCAAGTTTGGTTCACTGCTCGACATTCTACCTGTTTTTGCTCCGTATTGATTGAAACTACAATGAATACGTCCATCGTTCGGATTGATGCATTCGGGCAGTTTGTCAATATAAGTGCTGACAAGCTTTGACAATGTTCGATACTCAAGAATTGCATCTGCAATCGGATTCTTCATTTTCTGCAAGATATCTTCACCAGTACCTCTTGGACTCTTGACATCCGGTGGTTCTATCTTCAGCACATCATAAAACAAGATTGCAAGCTGTTGTGGACTTCCCATATTTACTGGATTGTCAAGCTTTGCGCCAGAATTTCTTGCTTTACTAATCTTATCTTGATGTGGTTTCAATGTCTCATAAAATGCATCAATCTTTTCCTGAAGCATTTTGTTATAAGTCTCTGACAAACTATGTGCATAGTTGGTGTCAACTAAAATACCTGTATCTTCCATATCAGCCACAACAGATACACATTCCATCTCGATGTTCTTAAACACCCAATACATGTTTGATATATCTGCTCTATCTATATACTTGTCAAAAATGTCTCGCTGATACTCGCAAAGCTCTGAAGTGATGACCGGGTCATGTGCGGCATATAGATATCCGATGTTGTATGGTATCATCGTAAATGGAATACCTTTGAACAAATCATCAAATCTGAATGCATCACCCTTGCCGTCAAGACAATACTTATTATGAAGTGCTTTCAGATTTGCTTCTGGCTCGTTCTCATTCAGTATCCTTGACGCTAAATAGCCATCCCAAGTACAATATATATCTGACAATCCAAAGTGTCTTAAAACCCGAATATCAAACTTGGCATTGAACATGTCAATGTCTGGTTTTTTCTTCAGCAATCGTACAAACTCATCACGTATGAAATCTGAATCAAGCTGTCCTGAAAGTCTTTGTCTTGTGATATAGCTGATATGATTTATCGGAATATATATTCCCTTTTGATTGTGAGTGTAAATACATGGTCCGGCAATCGTATTCTGCAACGGGTCAAGACCGTCTGTCTCTGTATCTATTGCGATATAGCCATTACCTATGCACTCTGAGATATAATCATGTAAGACTTCTTTATCCGTTACAAACTCATATTCATCCTTATACTGACCAAGACTCCTATCGACCATCTGTTTTATCTGCTCGATTCTGTCAAGTATGCCAGTTCCGCCCTTTATTGACGGAACTGGCTGTCTTGTCTGCTTAACTGCTATCTTCTTATCGGATGCTTTTGTCGATTTAGTTGTAGGCAACTTAAATAACGGCATTAGTATCTATCTCCTCTTCTTGAAGGTGTGCGTCTTTCTGTGCGTGCTGAAGTGCGTCTTGATGATTTTTCTTCCGCTACTTCTTCATCGGAAAAAGGAAGCTCTTCTTCCGGGTCATCATTGTCATCCGGCTCACTGCGTCTGCTACTTCTACGTGTCTTTTCCGTCTCTTCATTTCGTCTGCTTGAACCACGTCTCCTCGGTGCTTCATCTTCAGCATCTTCAGGCGGGAACTCACCAGATTCAAGATAATATTCCATATCTTCTGCTGACTTCTCTAACACAAGTCCGCCAAGAATCTTCGGGATATCTTCAAAATCCTCAATCTGTGTATCATCGCTTTCCACCTCATAAATCTCATAAGTGGTCTGTGTATCTTTCGGCTTTCCGTGTCTCTCAACTTCAAAGACATGCTGTACAAGATTGTCCTTCTTCGCATATCTGGAACAGATAGATGACATCTTCTCGAACATCTTCTTTCCTCTATCCCATATCTGAATCTGGTCCTCATCAATGTTGTACACCGGAATGAAAAGCTTTGCCTGAAGCTTAATCTGTCCACGACAGAACGGACATGCATCAATCGGGTCCCTGTAAGTACGCAAGCAGTTGACATAACGCTCTTTGCCGTTCACTTCAACCTTATGAACACTGAAACCTTCAATGTCATCTTCGTTGTTGTAAAGGAATCTTACCTGCTTAACTCCTTTGTCCTCGGAAATTCCAAAGAATCCTCCACCACCCTGTCCGCCATAGTTTGCGGACTCATTCGCATTAAATCTTGCCATAATGTTTTTCTCCTTTTGATATTTTATAGTTTGGTGTTTTAAAATGGTTATCGCTTCCATCTGTTACACATCACTTAAACATCTTATTGAATGCTGTCTCGATGTTCGCAGTCTTTACAAACAGCGAAATTTTGAACACACGATAATTCCCAACACCCTGTCCCTCGTACAGCTCACTTGAACTCTTGATTTTTTCAAAAACTTCCGGTGCAACATAGAATCTAACTTTGTATTTACGCTTGTAAACAACAGCAACTTTTTCATCATCACGATAAATGACGATGTTGCTTCTTCCTGTCGTGTATCTGTACTCAGTATTCTTATCAAGCACACTTAAAACTTCTGCGAATGAATCTGCAACCGGCTCGGATGACTTTTCATCTTTCGGACGCTTCTCAGCTTTCTTCTTGGAAGCTTTCTTCGACTTCTCTTTTGCCTGTTCAGCAATCTCTTTTCCCACTTCTGCAAGCGGTGTTCCGTCGCCAGCGTTGACAATCTCGACTGACTCAATCTTGGGACACTCGATGCCCAGCTCTTTCTTCTGCTTCATGACCTCTTTGACTTCCTCTGCATCGGCTTTCTTTGCCTATGCTTCCATAATCTTTGCGACTGCTTTTGCCTTGGCACCTTTCTTGTCAATCTTGATGCCCAGCCCTTTGGCTATCTCTGCTAAACATGCCATGGTCATTGTTGTAAGCTTCTCTTCTCTTGTCATCATAATGTTTCCTCCTTGTGATGTTTGTGATTTTTTGATTTTGTCAACTCTCTCTCGCTGACAAGAACATTATATAACACTATTTTTTATTTGTCAAGCACTTTTTTAAAAATTTTTCAATTTTTTTCAAGTGCTGATTGGCTCGACCTGTGCTTGTGTAAAAAAGTTACTTTGCTTCATGAACATATTGGATTTCTCTTTCGGATTGCCATCATCGTCTACTTCGTCAAGCTGTTTTGTGGTGTGCTTCCATATTGCAAACTTTGCCACAGCTTTGCTTCCTTTCTTCACCTGAAATCCAAGCTTCTTCCAAGTCTGATAAGTGTGAATTGTCTCAGGAACATCAAGTTCTTTCTTTCCATCTGCAAGCTCGACCACGATTTTCTGACCTGTAGGTTTTAGTATTCCCTGCTTCATCAACTCTACGCTCTCAAGTAAGATTATCATCTTGTTTGTCATACTATCGCCTCCTTATCTGTTGACCCAACGCTGAACATCGTCTGCTATCTGCTTCATCTCTTCATCGCTCAGTGGAATCAGCTTTGCGACTGTTGAACAATGAATATCAATCTTGCCGACTTTGAAAAGCTGAACACAACCTGCTTTTGCTAAATCACTGAACTGAAATAAAGCCACGATGTCGCCTTCATTTACAACCGGAAGATTTGCGTTATTGGCAAGCTCCATTAAATCGTTGAAATCAAAGCTGTTACTCAGAAAAGCACCAGCACATGAAAGCTCCCAGACATCTGAACCATCATCATTGAAAATGTGATAGATACTGCAAGTCTTGTCGATGTCAAAACGTGATGTCTGCTTGTGTGCTTTAATGACATCTCGCCACTTCTTGCAATCTCTGTATTCCTGATACTGTCCCAAGTCAATCTTGACTGTCTTTATCTTTCCGCTGTTGAACGTGTAAGCATAACCCTGTCTGCCACCAATGAAATTTTTCTTAATCTGAACATCTGCTTTAAACATAAGCATTTCCTCCTTTAGTCTTGTTAGTTTTTCAAGTTTTTCAAGCGTCATCTCTCGATGACAAAAACATTATATAACATGTTTTTTCATTTGTCAATAGGTTTTTTAAAAATTTTTTAAAAAATTTCCTGAAGCTCTAAAAAGTATTGTTCCTCCATAGCATTTATATCTTTTGCTATAGATTTATCCCAAACATATTCAGTGATAATCTTGTTGGTAACATTCTCTCTGATTCTTGCTCTTGCACGTAAACCCGCTTTATCCATATCAGTCGCAAGTATAAGCTTTCTTGCATGTAAACCTCTCAACTGCTTGAACTGAAGCTCTGTTCCTACTCCGTTCAACGCTACAGCATACTTTCCATGCACCCAACAAGATAATGCATCGAACATACCCTCACAGATTATGATTTCTTCAGCCGGTTCACTCAATGTTGAAAGTTCATAAAGCCCATACAACGGCTTCTCGACTCCCTTTGGATACTCATACTGCTTGTATTTTACTTTTCGCCTTGCCACAAACAAACAATGTCCACTAATATCCCTAACAGGAAAAGTAATACTATCAGTGTTACTGTCATAACCGATGTCAAAAAGCTCAATAATCTCATCTGTCAAACCTCTCTCATACATGTATTTATGTGTGTATCTATAACTATCAAGTTCATTTTCGGTAATATAGTTTACTGTTTTCTTGATTGAACTTCTCGACATATCAAGCTTTAAAACCTCCCGCTGTTCAACTTCGAGATGCTGAAAATTTTTCTGAAGCCATTTATTTCCAAACTTGCCAAGTATATCATCATACTTGCCAAAACAAAATGAAATCACTTCAGGCAAACTGTGTACCTCATTGCAAGCAAAACAATGGAACTTGCCGTCTGACTTTCGTATTCCAGCGGAAGGCTTCTTCTCTTGCCCTCCGCCATGATATGGACACTGCACCATGATGTGTGTCTGTAAGTTGTTCCTTTTCTTGAGAAGCTGTATTCCGTTTGATTCAAGCTGATTTGCAAGCTCATCCAAAACATCATTCAGATTGCAATTATAGTAGTTCTCGCCAATCTTCATCAGAATACATCCTCCTTTGTTGTTGCTGGCTCTCTCTTTCTCGTTCTCTCTTTACGCTCTGTTGATTCTTCTTCACTGTCATCTGATATCGGAAGATATGTAAATGTACCTGTATCAATGTCCCAATTATAAGCTACCTTTCCACCAACTCTTCCGTATCTGTTCTTCTTGACTTCTATCTTTACAACGCCTTCTTTTGTCTGTCGCATTGATAAGACTTTTGTTGCATTCATGGCTATGCCATCGCTGTCTCTGATGCTCTCAAGCTCGGGAACATCATCTTTATTGCTCTTGTCAACAACTCCGTTTCGATTAGCTTGAACTACCACAAGTACCGGTATCTTCAGTTCAACACTCAATGCCATCAAATCTTCGCTAATATTGGTCAGCGATGTGGTCACACTGTCTCCTTTTCGATATCGCTCATCCGAAAGATATTTGATGCCATCAATAGCTATACAGTCAAGCTTAAACTTCTTAACCCAATTCCTTAACTTTGACACGGTTATCTGTCTGTTAAAATCTTTCTCTGGTGTGCCAACTATAAAGCTGTTATTCCGACTTTTAAGCTCATCAATGTACTTTTTATAGTCCTCATCATCAACCCCTGTTTTTGACCACATCAGCCCGGTATTAGAGAAGTTTCTGTATAACGTATCAAATCTGTATCCGATACTGTTTGCTGACATCTCGGGTGATATATAGCCCACATTAAACCCAAGCTCCCATATATGTGTGCATATCTTCTCCAAGATAAAGCTCTTGCCCATGTTAGTTCTTGCTACGATGACCAATAGCTCTTCAATACGCTGAATACAATGAATCAGTTCATCAAGCTCCTCAAATCCACATGTGAAAAACCAATCATCCTGATGATTCTTTCGATTCTGATACTGCTCATATCTTTCCTGAGCTTGCTTGATAATATCAGTTCCGCTCAAACCATAATCTGGCTGTAAATACTTTATCTCATTCAGCAAATACTCAGAAGCTTTGTTTGAATCGCTCTTCAAGATGTCTGCCGCCTTTGTTATGACGGGAACTACCTTGTAGTACAGATATTCTTCACGTATCTTATCAACAAGGTAATTATCGCTCTCAGATACTTCGACCAAATCGATATCCTGGAAAGTGCTTAAAAATGTCATTCGGTCGGGTACATTTCCATATTTCTCATAATGCTCAAAGATGAAATCTATCTCATCTTGATATTCCGGAAAATACTCTGCTGTGATATCATTGTCCAATAAGATATCAAGCTTTCCTGTATTTATGACTTTTGAAATCAACTGCAAATCAACCATTATCTCATGTCACCACCCTTCAATTCGATGATTTCACTTGAGCCGTATATCCTGCTGACTAATCGCTCACCAAACACATCCTCAAGCGTTTCCTTGTCGCTTATATTGGTAGTAAATATATTTGATTTACCCGCAAGCATCCGGTTGTTTATCAGCGTATAGAACTGTGAATAATCATACTTTGATAAATTTGTGATGCATATGTCATCCCATACAACCAAAGGAACTTCTTCGAGATTGTCTCTAAACTCTTTGGTGACTGGATTATCAAAGTCTTTCAGCTTTATGAGTAAATCAGCTACAGAAACGAACATACCCTGTAATTTTTCATAATTGCCTGATGCTTTGAAATGTAAGTAGGTCTGTAATATCTTTATCGCCCAGCTTGTTTTACCGTTTCCTGCTCTGCCACACAAGTAGAAATTATCTCCGTCCTTTACATGCTGTACTATGTCTTTTCTGATTGCTTTTAATCGCTCATAAGCTTTCTTGTCTACTCGATTTACATCGGACAAGTACATATCAATCGGTCTCTGCAATTTAGCCGGAAGTCCACTGTTATCCATCTGCCATTTCAATTCAAGATAAGTCTTGCACATGAAACAGTCATCCTGACAAACTTGAAAATACCAGCAATTAGAATTTCTCTGCTTTTCCACTCGCTATGTCCTCCCTAAACTTCTGTTTATCTATGTTTCTATCAAGCTTCAAATGACCTTCAGTTGATGCTGAATTTTTTGCTTTTCCACCATACTTATTTTCCATAATGCTGACGAACTTATCTTCTCGTAACAAGAAATCAATATCAGCTTTCCATCCTCTATCATTCTTTCCTGTTAAGAATGCGGATTCATTTGCTTTCCTAAATACATCTTCAATCTCCATCCAATCATACTGCTTTAACAGATTCTTGATTGCTTTGATTCTCTTATCTGTAAGCTTTAAGCACTTCGGTAAATTAGTGCATATCTTATTATATTTCTGTATGAATGTGGATTCAAGTGAATTTTCGGTTTTCCCTATATCTTTAATAGATTTATCTATTAAAGATTTTTTATTTGTATTATTGCTTATATTATTAGCTCGTAAATTTTGATACTCTGCCTCGTAAATTTTACTACTCTGCCTCGTAAAATCTAATACTCTGAGTTTTCTGTGTCTCCCGTCAAAATTCAAAATCTCTATGAGATTCAAGTCTTGTAAGTGTCTTATGGCTTTCGTGATTGAGCTTTCACTACAATTACAAAATTCAGCAAAATACTCATTGCCGGCTATACAATGATTCTCTGTATCTAAACTGCTTATTTCTGTTAGCAAAACTTTTTCAAGCATCGTCAAATCTTTATCTAACCATATTTCCTTTGGAATCCAAACACCTTTAAAATCACGATTCATACATCTACACTCCTTCTTTTATGAAAAATAAAAAGTACAAATTCAAGCAACTGCTCCCCAGCAGACAATATGCTCAAACTTGTACCTTTTAGGTCAAGTAGTTTTCTCCATATGAGGTCTCATATCTCAGCAGTGTTACTGGGGAGAAGCACTACTTGACCTGTTTGTATAATAATAGTATAACACTATAGCTGACGATTGTCAACTACTTTTTGAAAGTTTTTGAAACATCTTCAATCTGAGTATCACACTCAGCATTGACGGTATCCCATAAAAGCTGTCTTTCCTGCTCGATGTTCACGCCTTCGGTATCCGGGATAACCCGCTCTTCATGATATTCTACTGTAAAGTAGTTATCCTTTATCTTGACTGATGCCCTGCTTGTAGCCGCTATCGTTGTGATTTTTGCTTTCGATTCATAAGGCTTTGCCTTCTTGACTTTTATCTTTACACTTGTTTTTATCGGCATACTCATTTCTCCTTTTTCTTTGTAAGACGAATGCTTGTGACAACTGCTGTCTCTTTGCATGTTGCCATTTCGCTGACAAACTCAGCTCCGACAAGATTGTTATAGATTGCATTCTCAAGTGCATTCTCATCAATCTGCTCCACTGTCTTGATGACCTTCAGCTCTTTTAACTGCTTCTTTGTAAAGCGTTTCTTCAACAGCTCAAGCAGTTTCTCCTCGTTCATCTTCTCACGATTGGACTCAATGTAGTTCACCTGATATCCACCGGCTTCATACTTCGACAGCTTCGCCTGTGCCATAAGCTCTTTAATCGCAAGATTCTCCGTGTCGCAAAGCTTTTTTAACTGACCTTCCTGCTCTTTGTGTTCCGCAAACTGCGGAATCAATTCATCCAACTTCTGTGTACTCATGCTCATTCTCCTTTTTTAACATATTTCTGGGTAACCACACCCATAGCTCCGTTTCTGCCAACTTTGATTTTGGACTGAAAATCCCTTACCCGCCATATATCGCTGATTTTCCAAGTTCGTGTCCCTCTTGGATGCTCTTGCTGAAAGTTCGGTAGTAGCTTTGCAAGTTCATGGTCGGGCTCAGCTTGTTTAAACGCATACCAGTTGTTGATTGTTTTGACTGATACGCCAACAGCCAAAGCCAGCTCTTCAACTTTAATCATTCGCTCCTTCATACATCAATCCTCCTTTCTGTAAACATTACTCTTAAACATAAGATAACACATTCGGCGTATATTGTCAACAGCTTTTTTAGGAAAGAAGGAAATCAAGAATTTCCTCTTTGTTAGCTGTTATCTTTCCATCAACAAGCATATCTGCCATGGCGCCTTTCTTGTAAACAAGCTCGTTGATTCTCTCATCAATAGTTCCTTTTGCAAGTAAGGTGTAAATCGTTACGTTCTCTTTGGTTCCAACTCTGTGGCATCTATCTTCTGCCTGCTCTTTGTTAGCTCTGTTCCAAGGCTCATCAAGGAATATCTCGACTGTTCCCGCTGTAAGTGTCAAGCCAGTTCCCATAGCTCCTGTAGTACCAATGATAACTTTACATCTCTCATTGTTCTGAAAATCATTGACTGCTTTCTGTCTTGCTTCAGCGTTTATCTCGCCAGTGATGATTGCTGGATTGTATCTCGAAAGTCTTTCTGCAACCGGTGTTGTCATCTGTGTCCAATTACTGAAGATAACTACTTTCTTTCCGTTCTCGACTGCTTCATCTACAAGTTCTTCCATTCTGTCAAGCTTTGCACTTTCTTTGATACTGCTTGAAAGAATCCCGGTGTAGCCTGTCGCCTGTCTCATACGAATCAACTCGGCAAGCGGATTGCTTGCTTTCTTTATCTGGTCGATGTTCGCCTGAATGTCTGCTGTAACTTCTTTGTAAATCTGTAACTGCTTGGGTGTAAGCTCTACATATTCATTGATGTAAAGCTTATCGGGAAGGTCAAGCACGTCCTTCTTTAATCTTCTCAGCATGATTTCATCAAGTCTTGCTGTAAGTTCATCAAGATTCTTGTACCCGACTATCTCATATCCACCGTAGCCACCCATTTCACAATAATGCTTTCTGAAACTGTAAAAGGCGTGACTCTCATAGCCAAGCCACTTCAGTATCACATATAAGTCAAGTGGCTGATTCATGACGGGTGTTCCTGTCATCGCTATTCTACATTTTGACTGAAGCTGAAGCAATGCTTTACCCTGTTGACTCTGTGGATTCTTACATTTATGAATCTCATCGACTGCAATCACTCCGATATCCCCTGTAACGCACAGATTCTTGATTTTAGCGTTTATTTCTTCATCCCTGATACTTTCTATATTCGTTATCCAAAAGTACGAATTTGACGCATTTCCGTGCGTTAAATCAGCAAGCTTATCTTTGTTGCTTCCTATCTTGTTTCCGCGGGTCCCTAAAATGTATCCTGTCTCGTTGCTGTGTATCTTGATTTCATTCAGCCAGTTGTACTTCAATCCGTTAACTCCACAGATAATCAAGCAATGCTTAACTCCGTACTGAAGCTTCTTGGCAACACAGATATCAATGACCTGCTTCGTCTTGCCAAGTCCTTGCTCATCTGCAAGCAACCATCTGTCATGCTGAAGTCCGTAATTGAAGCCATCTATCTGATGCTCAAAGGGTTTTGTCTTGAAGCTGAATCCCTTAGGCATCTTTGCTTCTCTCTTCTCAAGCGATATATACTCTGAAGCGTTTATCTCAATCTCTTCTGTATTGACTTTGTTGACAAACTCACTAAGCTTGCTGAACGGAAGTTCCCACTCCTTGTTCTTTGCGTCCCAAAACTTCATGGGAAAACTTCTCACTGCATCAACAATCTTTGCGTTATACGGGAAAGAAATGAACAAGCTGTTGTCATCAGCACCAACATTTATTCTCTTTCTGATGTCAATCTTTATCATCTTGCTACCTCCTTGATGTTTTCGAGATTCTTGCAAGCTCAAACTCATCTTGCAAGAACATTATATAACACGTTTATTCATTTGTCAAGCATTTTTTTGAAAAATTTTTCAAATATTTTCATGCTCGTTCAAAACCATCTGTGACATCAGCTCATCGTAATAATCATCGGCTCTTGAATCTTCAAACAATCCGACTGGCTCATCTTCATCTGTCTCATCGAAGTCATCACTCTCACAATTCGGACAATAATACATTGTCTCACTGCAAGGAATACCCCAAAACTCTCCTCTGCTCTCTTCTACTGCTTTCGGCTGGCAAAACTCACATCCACAATCATTGCATCTATACATAACCTTATTCTCCTTTCAAGGCTTCACATAATAGTTCCCAACACACATCAGTCGGCAATCCCATATATCTTGAACATAACCCTCGGTGATACATGTGTGATGATTAGCAACCGTGACTAAAACTCCCTCTTGTAACTGCTTCTCTGTAAGAAGCTGATTCATCTCGCCAACACAATACTTTGTGCCGTCATCTTTACGTGGCTGTTTCATCTTGACATATCCGAACTCACTCAAGACTTTCTCCATGACCTGCTTGCTTGTTGCATCGTAATAAGTTTTTGATGCCCACTTGAACTGTCGCTGAAGTGCTTCGTCATAGCTGATTCCAAGTGTTCCCACTAAAGCTCTTGTACTGCAATCTCCTGTCTTTCGATTCTTCGGGTTTACATTGTAATAAATATACTCAAGCATCATATCACACCTCCCTGTCTGCATCAGAAACAATCTCATCGACTGTCCAAGCTAATCCATCAAGATAGATAGTGTCGCCAACATTAAGTATTCTGTTGGAATACAAATCATTGCGGTACTCATCGTTGCGTCTGTCTGCTCTTTCTGAAGTGATAATGTAATGTGCCCTGTACTTCATGTAGTTCATCATAAGCTTTTCTCCTTTCAAGTGCTATTAGTTTACCCATTTTTCAACGACGTACTTCAAACCACGATTAACTCTGTTCTTGCTCAATCTGATGTATCCTTTATTCATCATTCCATTGATTATCCGCCAGATGACTGCATCGCTATCATAACCAGCTTCTTTGATTGAACAATACAACGATGCATAATCAATACCCCACTTGCCATACGCTTTATAAATACGTCCTTTTTTCTTCATGTTCTTGTATATTTCTTGTTCTTTACTCATACTCACTGCCTCGCTTTCTGAACTCGCTCTCTCTCAATCACAAAAACATTATATAACACGTTTTTCTATTTGTCAAGCATTTTTTTTCAAATTTTGATAAAATTTTTTATTTTGTCCGAAAGTTCTTGTAAGTAACGACGCTCTTCAGGAGTGCTTGTACCTGAATATAAGGAAACAACAAACTCAAACACTTCTTGGCATAAATTCTTCAAGGAAATCTCTATTGCTTGCTCGCCAGCATTTCCAAGTTGATAGTTCCGTTTGGTGCAGACATACTTGTTATATGAAGGTAAAATGTCCATTAACTGCTTTTCTGTTTCGTCCTGTGTGCTGGGACGTAGATGGTCTTTTACTATGTATAAAGAAGCAAGCTTTTGACATGCTTCATATGAATTATCCTGTACTAACCTTGCTATCTCTTTATTTATATCATCAATATTCATATTTTTTCCTCCTTAAAAAAAAGGCACTCCATTTCTGAAGTGCCTATGGTTAATACGAAATACAATTATTTATTATCAATTTTCATGATACAGTCTTTAATTGCATTTCTTTCTTTTTCGCTCATTGTATCGTCCATGAGTGTTTCAAGTTTCTTTACCATTTTCTGTCTGGACGCATCCCTGCTATATTCGTAGGAATTGCCTTCTGCGTTTGACCATCCTCTATCCTGACTATTACGAAAATTATCACGGCTTTCATTGTATCTGCCGTCACCATCTCCGTCTCTGCCTCTACGGGCATTTGACTGTCCGTCATAAGAACGACCATCACGATACATAGCATTTGACTGTCCATCGTATGTATTCCCCATCCAAGGCCTTATGTTTGAATTACCTTCATTACTCTGACCTTCCATGGAATAGCGAGGCATGTTGTAAGAATTAGGACCGTAACTGTTTCTACTCTGCCCGTCCATACTCATACCACCTTTCTTTTCCTGCTCTTCCATTTCCTGACGGTCAATACATTTGTTAACTACCTTTAAAGACATTGAAAGTTTGTAAAGATTATCAAGACTATCTTTATTTAATTCATGCCTTCTCTCAATCTCACCAACCTCACGCTCAAGCATATCACGGAGGTTTTCATACATTTGTAATTTATGTCCCATAATATCCTCCTTTCTATGCTATACGTGAAACAGTCATATTAGCATTCTGTACTAATATAGCTGGCGCAACATCGGCAGGTGTAGCTCCTTCAGACGTATTTTCAACACTTACATTGAAACAGCATCCTTTTGGTACATTGATTATAGCAGTAGATGTAACATTAAAGAAATTTTCCTGTGTAGGCGGTTCAG